CCGACGTTCATCCGCTCCATCGTCTCCAAGATAATCTCGGTCAGTATCTCGTACTCCAAGGAAGGGTACATCTCATAATACTGGCCGTTGTAGATATACAACATCTTGTCGTCATCCATCTTGAAGAAATCGCACCCCTCGTCACCGCTGATACCACATATATACCGACGGAATGCAAGAGCCATCTTCGATTCCGTCATCTTGTTCACCCTCTGGTCACTGCCGCCCTCCCCGTCTATCGAGGGGCCGACAGTCTCACAAAGGAAATCTACTATGTAGTCAAATCTCACTGAAGTCGCGGTTTTCAGTATAAAAAGTGAGAACATATAAGGCTCATTCCGAAGAATGGTGGGTACTCCTTATATGCTCTCACCCGATAAGTCCTATCGCATCGTACCCATAGATGCGGATTGCAAATGTATTAAAAAGTTTTCGTTAAAACAAACTTAATTCGCTTCCGACTTGTTCTTTTCCGAGAATAAAGTCGCAGATGAAGTTTCTGGCGTAGTCGGGGCTAATCATTGAGCGCTCCTCGGAACAAAGGCCGGCGGTGGGAGCAGATTTGGACTCCCAAACCACTAACCTTTTTTTAGGCTCCGTATAAGACTTACCGTCAGTCGGATCACACCCAAAGAACCAATATCCCGTGGGTTTTGAGAAGTAGTCCCCGCGAATCCTCCTGTTCTTGTCCACAAAAGTAGGCTCCTTGAGGAAATTATTATGCAAATAGTGTAAAGAACTAAAAGGATTTTCAATAATGAGTCTAATATTGCGCATCATACAAACGCCCACGAGTTTATAGAGTAACTTATAAAATTCGTTTCTATTATCGGCCCTCTCTATAATAGTATCGAACTTTTCACCCATAGATAGACTCTTATAGTTCTGATTATCCAACCGAAAATAGCACGGATTCACACTACCTGTAAAGTAAATGCACGGAAAAAACGCCATAATCAAATCATCGCAACTAATTGAGTCCCAAACAGCTCTCTCTCTCTCTCTCTCTCTACGGCATACGCCGTCTCTATTTCCGCAAAGAGGTCTATCTGGTGGTCGGTCTGACCAAAATTGTTCTGAATATCATAGTCCTCGGCAGGAATTCCAAGTTTAATAAATTCATTCTTGAAAGTGCCGGACTGCTCGAAGAAGCAATGCACCTTACCCTTAATTTCCATTTCGTACCCAATTTTTAAGATTTTCGGAGCGGGGAGAGGATCCGGACCTCTGACCTTCGGGATATGAGCCCGATACGCTGCCACTGCGCTACCCCGCTACAAGTGCCGGAAGCCCGACTCGAACAGGCATCTCCAGTCGGCTCTGCTTGCTTTCAGATTCAACCGCTGGCGATTATGACCAATTATACCATTCCGGCAATTCTTGTTGCCCCAGAATGAGTCGAACATTCCTTTTCAGAGCCAAAACCTGACGTATTCAGCCGATATACGATGGGGCAATTCCATTCTACTTGAAGAACTCCTTATAGAACGCTCTGCACTCGTCCTCGCTCGCGAAAAGCACCTCCGCATCCACGATGCCCTGGTGCCCGACGAGCTGGTACTGCTCCTGCACCTTCATCTGGCCAGCCTTCAGCTTCTCTGCAAGGCTCTTGCTGGAATCCTGCTTCACGCCCTCGACGGCGACAGGCACGAACAAAGCGCCATACACGTCATCTTCTTCGATTTTCACGGACAGGCTGTTGAACAAAAACACGTGCTGACCGCACTGAAACTTACTCATAATTCTAATCTATTTTAATTTGTTAAACCTTGTTATCTTTTAATAAATCTACCACTCTTCTCATCCCTGTCCATAGGGTTAAGTATATTATGAATTGATGTATGCTCCCCTCGCGTCAAAATCTCCAAATTACGAACATCGTTGTTATTGTGGTTCCCATCTTTATGATGCACAACATATCCTTCTTTCAGCACAGTAAAGCCTTCAATCACATCAAAATACTCAGCATTAAACAACTCTGCGTTTTGCTCTACTACCCAACGATGTTTCGTTACCCTGCCACATCTATCCGCCCTTGGGTGAGCTGGCACATAAACCAAGATATCAACGACGCTATTATTCGTGTTTGGTATTTCTTCACCCTTAAATGACGCATTGAGAGCCCCCTTTAATCCGTACTGATGATTACCTTCGCCCGACATGAATGCAGACCGTGATAGATTAGCGCATTCCCTACAACAAAAATACCCCATTGTTCTACGAGAACTGTCCATTTGATACCTCTTCATGTGAAACGGTTTCCCGCACCAAGAACAATTGACATTATCTTTAGCCTTTAATGATTCTTGCCTACAAGCGGGACTGCAATACTTTGCTTTTTCTAACCTCCAATGCGGAACCGTAAACTTAACGCCGCAGATGGGACAAGTTTTCTCAACTAACATGATTACTGGCCTTATTTTAATTCTCTGACCATTGAAAAGCAGAGAAGGGCGGTCAGTTTACCCTTGTCGGCAGGTAGCTACTCCTGCCTATCTCTGCTTACAAATATACGGATTAAATTTCAATTTTCAAAGAACTTTTCGAGGGGATATGCAACCACCCTACCTTTCATCTCCGCTTCCTCCTATCTTGCCCCTTTTGGCCCTACTGCGCAGTTTCGCATAGTTCAGCAGCGCAATCTCATCCAAACTATACCCAATCTCCTTCGCGGCCATCGCCACATACCAGAGCACATCGCCGAGTTCTTCCGCAATCGCGTGGCGCTTCTCGTCGGTCAGCGCCCCCGCATCATCACGGATAATCTTCTTCACCTTGTTCGCGACCTCTCCGGCCTCGCCAGCAAGTCCGAGCGTCACATAGTCCAACGCCCTCTCTCTCGGGTAATTCGCGGTCTCCTCCGCCATACGCTGATACCTGTTCATACCAACGCCGAGTTTCCTCTTACTTTTCGTCATTCTCTATCAATTTTACAGTTACTTTCACCATTCCATCCTCCCCGACCTCAACCTCCGCACTCGTCGGTATCTCTATCTCGTCGCGCCACACGCCCTCCCAGAGCTTCTCCTTCAACTCACGCACGCACTCCTCATAGGCGCTCGCGACACTGACCCTATCTACTGTCCGTTCTGCTTTCATACCTCCTCTCCTTGCAAATCCCGTGCCATCCTTAACTTCGGGAACCGCACAATCTTACCCACCAGCGCATTCATCGCCGCATTCACCTTCTTATTCTCGTTCAAGTTAATCAACTTCCTGTCCCCTCTCTGCTCCATCCACACGTCCGCGAACCGCTTACTGCACCACTGCACCCGCTCTATCGCATCGCTCTTCCGCTTCCTGCCCCTTCCATCCACGTGAATAGTCTCCCACACTATGTTCGCACACTGCGAAAGGCAGTTGCACATCAGGCACGACCCCAGCAGCTCCTGCTCGTCCAAGTCATACCCCTCCTTCCCTATCTCATTCATCACCGTTATCCGCGCTATCTCCACGCTGTTGCCGACCCACTCCTCGTACTCGTCCATCAAGTCCACCACCACATCCCTCTGCTCCTCGCCAAACGCCGAGAAAAACGCACGGTTGAACAGACCATACGCCTCAACCCACGCGCCCTTCACCTTCTTCAACTCCCGCTTCGCACTCACCTTCGTCACATACTTCTGGTACAGCGAATACTCTGCGTCCATCAGCAAGTACGGCACGAGCAAGTCGCCCACGCCCGCATCACCGGCGACCACCCTCAGCCCGTTCGCCTCTATATAACGCGCACTCAACGCGCCGATCTGCTCCCTCGTTACCATCTTTTACCCAATATATGAGCCTCAGTATCCCCCGCGTAGTACCCAGGCCGCGAAGGATACCCCGGCCCGCTAACCTTAATCTCCCCCTCACATACAATCCTCTCCACCCAAGCATCGCCCTCGGGCACATACCCCTGGGCCTCCGCTTCGCTTCCGAACCGCCGATACTCTCTTTTCGGCAACCCGTCATTCCTTACTATTTCTACTATCCAAGTCATAACCATAACCACCTATATCCTCCTGCCTTGCCTCCCCTTCTCGCCGCGTCCCTCACCTTCCGCTCACTCACCCCCAGCGCCATCGACGCTTCGCTCACATTCCGCCACTCGCCGACCTTCTCGCCGTCAGCGTTCCAAGCACCAATCCACCGCACCCCCGGCTTCCGGCCCCTTCTCACTACCTCCTTCTCGTCACTCCACTCCAGATTCTCCGCCCGGTCATCCCCCCTATCACCGTTCTTGTGCCTCACCCACTGCCTGCCTTCCACATTCGGCACGAACGCTCTCGCAACCAGGTACGCGACCTTCCTCCGTTCCCCGTGCAAGCGCACCTCTCCGCCCACCGCCGTCAGCGGCAGACCCCCGGAGTACACTATCCCCTCCGAACTCACCTCATAACGCGCATCCAGGCGCACCCTACGCTCCCTTCCTGTCATCATAATGCACTATCTTTCCGCCGTCAACCCAGTCAGTAGCTCCGCTGCCGCCCCAGTAACGCACCTTGTACCGCACGCACTCCTTCACCTTGCCCCTCTCGTACACGCACATATCATACCTTATCCGAATTATCGTCGCCGGGTCATCCCCGACCCACACGTCGTCGCCTATCGCAAACCGAGTGTCTATGTTCACCGTTATCCTCATACCCGCGACTCCTTGCAAGTATCGTGCCAATACCACGAGGCGGTCAACTCCTTTATCCTCGCCACCTCGCGCTTCTTTATCCGCTTCATCGGATTCCCCATAACCAGGTATCCCGACTTCCGGCTGTCCTCCACCACCACCGTCCACTCCCACCCGCCGGTCAGCATCACTGCATACACGCGGTCAACATACTTCATACGCATACCGTGGAACTCACGGCAGTCACTCATAGCCCTCGATAGCGTCGAGGCGTTCACTCCAAGCACCTCGGAAGCCTCCTCTAAGGTCTCAAACACCCGATTCTGCCCGGTCGAGAGCTCATTCACTATAATTACTCGCTTTGGCATCTGTCAAAATTTTGCTTTTTCACGGTGCGAAAATAAGCACTTTTTTGCGAAAATCCAACATTTTTTTGCACGAGTGTAGAAAACTACATCGGAACTACATCGGAAAATCGCCATTCTACGCACTTCTACGGCAGGTCAGTGTAGTAGTGTAGTTTCCGGTCCTATATTATCTCTCTATACGCCCTTTTCACCCCTCCATAACTAACACATCTCTCATATATAATTTATAACTACATTACTACACTACATTAGTACAATACATTAATAATTAATAAGATATAAGATGTAGTTTAAGGTGTAGACGTCAAGAATATGGTGAATCCTATTCACCGACCTACACTCACGGCAGAAAATGGCTGACCGCCTATATATATAATAAAAAAAAATTTCAGAATCCCACCCCGAGCCTTGGTGCTTGCTTCGGCTAAATCCCCCGTAGCCCTTTGTAAATCAAATACTTAGCACCACAATACGGTCATATCGCTGGATTAAGGGACTGAAAATATATCTTGTGCGACACAAATTTGAGTTTTTAAAGATTTTTAATAACTCAGGCGCCGTTCCTAAAATATTTTAAAAACTAAGCCAGTCTTTTTAAAATAATTTATTTGCATTTTTTTGTTATTGTTTTTCGATATTGATATATTGAAAGTCATTAACTTTTTTAGACAAGTCAAAAAATCGACATCTGCAATACTTTTTAGGTGTATATTAATATATTTTTGCCGTATCTTTGTTCTCAGAAAGCAAGACACAAAGACAATAAAACATATTATTAAAAACTTTTAAAAATTCATTATTATGGCTACTTACACTATTTACAAAGGTATTGAGAACATGAGCAAAAAACAGATCAGCACAGCAGCAGCAGCAGACAAAAAGCACGTAAAAGAAACGCTCTCCAATTTTGCGCTATCGATCGAGAGCGCATATAAGCAACTGACAGCCACCGGCAGCAGCAGCAGAAACGCCGCAAATGCTTGCAAAGGATTATATAAGACAGCCGTTCAGGTAGTTGCGAATTGCTATCCATACCAGACAGCCGCCGGAGAACTTTGCACCAGATCAAAGGGCGTGTACAAATTGCGCACCCTGAGGGGTACGGCCGCGGCTTATTCCGTAGTTAAAACGGCTGTACAGCGGTTTATTGACTACAAAGCCGGCCGTGTTTCTCAACTTGTCGAAGTTGTCGAAGTAAGCGAATAGCCCACAATTTGCCGGCGGTTGTTTGATACCGGCCGCCGGTACTAATCCGGTTCTATTGACTGGAATAGTTCACAAAGGGACTGACAAGGGCACAAACGGCCTGAACTGATCCACGAGAGAACAACCGGCCCCGATACTGCACCGTTGGGGAGATAGGTAAGTTAGTGCAGAGCCCGACTCAGGAAACGCACGGGATAAGTATGCCCGCGAGCGACTGGAGAGAGAACGAGAACAACGGCCACGAACGGCCCGCGTTTGACTGAACGAACCACGAGCAAACCGGACAGAAAAAGAGGTGCAAAGTAGCATGGGAGAGGGCGCACGAAACGGGGGCAAAAATCCGGAGTAGTGCCAACGACAGCAGGTAGCCAGTAGCCGAACGGGCGAGGAGTGGCGAGCGCTGGATATAAATAAGCCGAAAAACAACCGAGCGCGGGCGTGTTTGGATGAAACGACACGTCTGCAATCTTTCTTGGGTGCAACGGGGCGCGATGCTGGCGGACCGAATCCGCCTGCACCCACTAACAACATTAACCATTTAAGCCGGGGACGGGGGTTTAATACCGAACAGCAAACGAGATGAAGAAATACGGTGTGGTAAGGGTATTTGAGTATTCATACCCAAGCGTAGTATTTCAGACGGACGAGTACAAAGACGCGTGCGACTACGCGGACATAATGCACAGGAACGATGGTTACAAGTATGCCGTCATGGAGTTAACCGACTTATACGAGTAAGTTATGGCTGCATATGCAATAGTATTTGGTTGTTACCTGCTTGCTTTCTGGGTGGGAACGACCGTAACGAGCGAAGAAAATGAGTAAGACAACTGAAAAGGTGCTGGTGGTGCTGCTGATATTGAGCACCGCAGCGAATGTAGTGACCGCAGCGATGTTAGTCAAGCTGGCGCGGACTGGCTTTGATGTGGAACTGACGATTGAGGAAGCACAGAAGGCGATTGACGCGACCGAGGCGGCTCTGGAGGACATCGAGGCGAGCGAGTAGAATTTGGGCGGGCGGCTGTGATAGGCTGCCCGTCTGCAATAACCATTAAAGGAACAAAACAAATGAAACAGTTAAAATTCAAATTCGACCTTTCAAGTAAGGTCAGCATTTATGTACCGACGACAATCAATGTCAACGAGCCGACGGACAACTCCGAGCAGGTCAAGCGAGTGATGACCGAGCTTTGTCAGATGTTCGGCGGAGCGACTGCAAGCGAGGCGAGGGGCGGCTGGGTATCGCCCGGGGCAGGGCTTGTGATTGAGAGCGTGACGATTGTGTACGCCTACTGCAAAGAGGCCGAACTGGCCGAGCATTTTGACGAGATAGTGGCACTGTGTGAGCGACTGAAGGACGAGATGAAGCAGGATGCTATTTCGTTGGAGATTAACGGACAATTAGCATTTATTTAAGATGAAACTCGGAGCATTAAAGCAGGGCGACAAGTTCAGGTATCCTGGACAAGTCAGCGGATTCTATGTAAAAGGCAGCGCAATCCCTGGAACGATGGGAGAGCGGTTCTACATTCTCTCCGGTAGTACGGTGTACACGGGCGGAGGGTGTTTTGACGAGGAAGTCGAAAGAATTGGAAACATTAACGAGGAATAATTATGGAAAAGTACAGCAACAACAAGAAATTAAACGGGGTCCTCAACGAGATTCGTGAGGATCTTTTGTACATTCACGACACCGAGGACGAGAGCCGCAAGGAAATCGCCCACTACAAGCGCGGATTTCCGAGGGAGGTGGACTTCAACCTTGTCCAGTACGGCAACCTGCTGATTTACTACAGCGACATCAGGGCCATGTATGCCAGGCACGGTTATAAGAGCATCGACCGAATGAGCGATGCACGGGTCTGGGAGACCTACAAGAGACAAGTCGGATATGTAGCAAGAACGATATAGTTATGGCAAAGGAAACTATCAAAAAGGATGAACTTCTGGCCAAGTTGGGGAAGTTCGTCAGCGTCAGCAACTGTGACGCCCGGAACGGATGCGGCAGTGCGCCCAACCAGTTCGACCTCAGATTCGAGAACGGATACGCCTTCCAGAGTTACTCTGCTCTTGTGGCGGTGAAACTCTACAACGAGGAAAAGTGGTATTTCTCGGAGTTCTACCACGATTACAGCAAGACCACGAGCGGCCACTGCACGAGGTTCTGCGGATATGATTTAAGGGAGCGTCGCAAGATGCTGAGTAACGGACAAGCAATAGGATTTTAGCTATGGAGTACATAGTTGAAAACAGCTTGGAGAACTTCCAAGCGTGGTCGGGCGGTAAGAGCACGCTCGACAAGATAATTGAGAAGGGCGACTGCGATGCAGTTGAGCAGTTCTTTGAGGAAATCTTCTGCGATAAGACACCGACGGAGACGGAGATAAACGATGTCTTATGGTTCGAGCCGGATGCGATAGCCCAGCACTTGGGTTATCGTGATTGGGAAGCCTACGAGGACGGCTGGAGCGAGAGCGATTTGGAGGAGGCTGAGGATTGGTTCGAGGGGTTGGATTTGGACGAGATGGAAGAGGTCAGCGGTCTTGATAGGGATGGCTACCGAGACCCAGAAGCGATGCTTGACGAGGAGGCATTTATTGACGCGGTGCAAGAGTGGTGGGACGGATTGAGCGACAAGAGGAAAGTAGAGGTGTATTATGAGCACAATTAACTACAAGGAGCTTGACGAGCTTTGCCGTCAGAGCATTGAGGACTATGACGAGAAAGTGAGCATCGCGTGGGGTTATATGGACCGTATGCGGTGCCCGCTTAGCATGGCCTTTCCGGGACTGTATGACGAGATTATCGAGGTCTTGGAGGACAACGAGATAGAGTGGGAAGAGTTAGACATAGAGGAGATTATATCATGTTGATGAGGTGGGCGATACAAGAAACGAATTAAAGGTTTACGGAAATGATACCGGAGAGCGATGTGTGGGCAGTGATTCACAAGATAGAATCCACCACAAAGAAAGATGGGTTGCAGGACCTGTCGAAAAAAGAATTGTGTAACCTGCTGAGCGATGTGTACGACATGCTCGGCGCAATAGTGCAGTAAAATGAAAAAGAAATTTATGGCAATGGGGCTGACCGAAGCGTTGGCCTCTGACTTTGCGTGGCTTGTGAGTTGCGCAATGAGTAATGCGGAGTGCGGATATGGAGTGAGGGAGTTGTTCAGAAGCAACGCGACCGCGAGGGACTTGATGGAGATAAGCGAGCACAGGATGCAGCGGATGATTGAGTTGGCCGGCCTGGTCGGTTGGAACATAGCAGCCGAGGACATAGCCGAGGCGAACGTGAAGATGCGCGAGTTCAAGGCGGAAGCGATTAAGCAAGGGTATATAATGGCGTAGAGTTATGTTGTACGAACCAGATGAGCACGGCACATATAGGCCGATAACAAGGATGCACGAGAGCCCGGAGCAGGAAATGCTGAAGAAGCGCAGCGAGGCCGAACACGCGCCGGGCGTGGCTGTCAGGATGAACAGCCGATTCCAGTTAGAGTATTACAATCAGGCGACAGGGCAGGTCGTTAGCTGCCACTATTAGTATGAAACGAGTATTCAAAATTGGCGAGGTGGTCTGGTACAGCGAGGACCACGAGTGCGGATGGGGCAAGGTAGGACTGATAAACCGGAGCGACGAGTTTCCGGAATACAACTGCTGCGACGATGATATTCTAACGATTGAGAAAGAGGGTGGCGGAGAAATCGAGTGCAGCCCGAGCAATGTGTATCAAGTCGCCCAGGACCGATTCTTCAGAGGAGAACCGGTCGTATGGGATCACAACGAAGAAATTGATTATCCGTTCTACTGCCCCGCAGAGGACGAGAATTGTTATTATTGCGAACTGGATTAGCTATGAAATGGTTTTTCAAGACAATCGTTGACGGAGTGGTTAACACTTCTTACGAATTTGATAGCAAGGAGAAGGCCGAGCGGTGGCAGAAGAACTACATTGAGGAAATGAGAAAAATCGGTTGTTATCCGTTAAGGGGACTGAAGTTGAAAGTTGAGCAAGCATAAAAAAGGAGGTAGAGTAACATGGACAAAATGACATTCAGAGAGGCTCAGCTGCTGGTTATTGGCAGTGAGTCCGGGCGCAAGGTTGAGTATATCGCGCTCAATTCGTTTCAGAAATTCAGTATCGGTGACACTATGATGGTTGTCGAGATTCGCCTTGACAAGCCGTGCGTCGTCGCTCAAATGGCAGACGGACCGGAATGCTACATTCCAGTCGAGAACCTGTCCGAGAAGGTTGTGGACGAGTGCATCGATGTTATGCGAGAGGTTGCGTGGCAGAATGATATTAACAATAAAGAGAAGTAACTATGGAAAGACTTGCAATTATCGACCACGAATCTCACACTTTGTTTGTTGAGGATGTGTCGGATGAGGCTCTTGCTAAATATAATGGCGAGGAAGAAGCCTACATCAAGGACAACTACTGCATTCACGACAATTTTAGCTGGGAGTACATTACCTCGGCGCAGTACATACCAGACTGCGAGGATACGGAGGTATATGACATCAATTTTGACGAGTATGGACGTTAGAGATTTGAACCGAGAGCAGTTGACGCAGCTGAAGGGTCACTATCTGTGTCAGCTTGCAGATGAAGGCATCTTCGCGGAAATAACCGGCCGCGATTATGATGCGCCATCTTATTACGATATGGCTTTTGCCGATGAGATTGTCCCCGACGATGTAATCTTCCGCAACTACGAGGACGTTTATTTTACGGAAGAGGATTTCAGTTAATTATGTATAGACTTATCCAAGAGCAAGCGCCCATCGAGGATGGGTTGTATGCAGACATCCTTTCGGATTTGGCTTATGCCGGCGACATTGAACTTGTAATATGCCCTCACGGTATGCAGCCCTTGTACCTCATTCCGCTTGACAAATTGATAGCGAATGCTAAGGAAGGGTTCGACCACGGCCAGATGCGAAATGACTCCTACAAGGTTTTTAACACCTATGACGACTATTGTCGGTGGTTCAATCAGAATGTGGCATAGAATTTGTATATTGATATTTTATGAAATATTTACTGACAATCGCCGGAGCGGTCTTGGTTGGACTGCACTGGCACTGCGAGTGGGGATGGCTGCTCGTGGCAACCGTGGCAACATTCATTATTAACATTTTAATAGACAAGCATTATGAACAGAATCGAAAAACTCAGAAGTAAGCTGGAGGAAATCCAGGGAGAAATCGACAACCTCGCAGCGGAGATGCAAGACACCTACGATTCAAGGAGCGAGCGTTGGCAAGAGAGCGAGAAGGGTGAGGAGTATCAAGAGACCATAGACGCGCTCGTAGAAGCATCGCAGAGCGTTGGCGATGCAGTTGACACCTTATCGGAGGTAGAGTAATGGAACTACTGAAATACGATGGCTTTGTCCTCAGTGATTGGGGGCATGGCTATAAAAGCGAGATTGACGGTAGATGGCTGACGTTTGATACGGCCTCACAATGGAAACAATTTATAGATTATAGAAATGGCAAGAGAAGCAAGAAAAGTTCTCGCATATAATTGCGGAACAGGAGAAAAGAGAGAGTTCAGAAGGGTTGGCGATTGCGCCAGAGCCCTCGGAGTTACCGACCGCTCAGTCATTCAAGCGATGGAGGGCGGCTATATATTATGTGCGGAGTGGCGCGTCTATGACGCACCCGAGCGCATCAAGGCGCAAATAGCAGTGTTAGAAAAAAGACTTAAAATCGTAGAAAACCTGTAGAGTTATGAAAACCAAGGAACAGCTGGTGAGTCTCGGCCTCACCGAAATGAAAGCCGACGAAGTTATGATGCTCGAAAGTGAAATGCTCAAGAGGGCGGTGAAGTTCTCGTACAAGAAAAAAGATGGGACAAACAGGGAAGCCGAGGGCACGCTGGTTCGGTCCAAGATGGACCTAGGAGACGGAACACTCTGGGAGCCGGTCGGAAAGGGTCTGCCCGAGAAGCCTGAGTTCGTGCGCTACTGGGACCTCCAAAGTATGGGCTGGCGCCAGTTCAACGTGTTTAACCTTGTAGCGGTGGAGGGGTAGGATATGGACTACAAGAGCGGAGAAATCTACCTCGACTCGCGCAAGAGGGAATTGATTGCCAATGCTATCTGTACGCAGATACGGCAGATATCGAAGGTACGGACGGAGTGCGCAGACCTCGGTATAAGCGCTGGTAATCTTGATTGGGACATACAGAATTATCGAGCAATACTTAAAAATTTGGAGGATTAAGTTATGGCGCACATCTTTATCGAAATCACAGCCGACAAGGGCTATGTAAAGAAAGTCCTTGCTCGTGACAACAAGGCTGAGTATGTTTTGACTTCCGCTGGTATGCACGACCTTTACACGGATTATATTGACCGCTACGGCAAGATACCGACCGCGAAGTGGTATCACAGACACGCACAGTTTACCTTGGCACAATAATTGCAAAAAATCAAGACTATTATGGAACAGATTCTCAAAACACTCCAGGAAATTCAACTCGACGCGCTCAAGAAGGGCGTGTGCTCATTTCACCTCAACATTATTCGCACCGACGATGGCAATTTTGCTATCGCCACATCCATCAGACTTCGCGATGACGACACCGATGGAGACTATCTCTCCGAGACTTTCTATCCATACACCTTCGGCTCCAAATACAAAATCGAGCGTATCAAAGCGTTCATAAACTCTCTGTAATGTACTACATCGGATTATACGAAGAAGGGCGGTTCTGCACCCAGGTGGGCGGAGAGATACCGACACTACCGCAGGCGATACAGCAACTCAAGAACGCAGCATCGCCGCTCAAAGCCGAGGAGGTCGAAGGATGCTTCGGCTACAAGTTCGACAGGCAAGGGACACTGTGCGCCCTCGTGGTTCTTGACAGATTTGGACTCCCCATTTACGACAAGGAAGAAGAATTATGATTTACGCGATATTTTATGTACTTTGCGCCTTGAGTTTCATTCCCGAGGTGTTCAGCGAAAAACGCTAAAGGTATGTTCTTACTGATTATGTTACTGGCTTATGCCGATGATTTGTTTGCCCGCCGTTAGTTGTTGTTTTTTCGATTTCTTTTTTCTATCTTTGCAAAGTAGGATAGCGAGGGGTCATGTCCTCGTGACAAAGGTAATCCGACAGCCCTTCCTACTTTCTTTTTGTCGGAGTAACTTAAAAGTCGGAAAGATGGAAGAAGAAATTTGGAAGGACGTTCCCGGATGGGAAGGCAAGTATCAAGTAAGCAGTCTTGGTAGAGCCAGAAGTTTAGACAGGTTCGTGCATTGTAGACCTGGGCGCTCTGATTACATTAAAAAAGGGCGCATATTAAAGCCGTTCTTAACGATGAATCGAAAGAGTAGAACGCAATACTATCTTATTCATATGGCCGACGGGAAGGAAACCAGTCGCGCATATATTCTCTCTATCCTTGTTTGTACAACTTTTAACGGTCCAAGACCCAAATCTATCAATGGAGACACGCACATTGATTGTATGCATATCAACGGGAACTCTTTAGATAATCGTGCAGCGAACCTTAAATGGGGAACGCATAGAGATAATTGCAGCGAGCCCGATTTTATAGAAAGCAACCGGAGGGCAAGGGTAAACAAAAAAGAGGTTGTGCAATTTACAATGGACGGTATCGAGGTTGCCAGGTATGAATCTATTGCCGATGCTGGCCGTGCTGTCGGTGTGCATTCTATGAGCATTTCAAAATGCTTGAACCACAGCGATGAACGCAAAACGGCAGGTGGCTTTAAGTGGAAATTTGCAAAAGACATTTAGTTATGGTTTACGGTTATATTCGTTTCAGCACAAATAAACAGGATGAATCCCGTCAGGTCTATGACTTGCAAGAGTATGCCTCCGCACACGGTCTCACGATAGATGTCGTGGAGAAGGATGAAGGCGTCTCTGGCGGGGTTTCTTACCGCGATAGGAATTTGTACCACATCATCAAGAAGATGGGGATAGGGGACACGCTTCTCGTGTCGGAGATATCTCGTCTTGGACGTGCGATGAGCGACATTTCTAAACTGCTCAGTGAGGAACTGAGACCTCGCAAGGTGCATCTCGTTGTTATCAAGAGTGGCATTGACGTGGACTGCTCGAACTTGAAGTCCACAGACGAGTTTATTTTTGCGGCTCTTTCCTTCGCGGCCCAGTTGGAAAAGGAGCTTATCCAGCAGAGAACCCAGTCCGCCATCGACGCCCGCAAGGAAGCCATCGCTACCCAAGGCGGGTTCATATCCAAGAAGAACCGTTGGTGCAAGCACCTCGGGAGGGAGAAGGGCGCGGACACGAGTGCAGCGACAAGAGCTTCCGCCTCCGCCGCCGAAGAGAGGGCCCGCGAGTGGCGCGATGAATCCACGCTGTTTCCGTGGGTCGCCTACCAACTAGCGATGCACAGGCCGAGGAAAGACATCGTTGCCGAAGCGAGGGCACACTTTGAGAAAGACCCGAAGAAATGGGGTACGCGACACGGAAAACCATTAACAGAGGCGCTACTGTCGCATTACGCGAAGCATTGTGGATTACCAAAACCGTAAGAATATGGACTATTGTAAGAAATGCTGGTGGTTCAACATCGCCGAGAAGAAATGTATGAAGCCGAAGGGCGAAGGCTATTGTTATTACACGAGGAGCAATGTATAATATGGACTCAATAATAGAAAAGGCGCTCAGCAAGGCGCCGAAGATGAAGGACGGCGAAATCGGACTTGCAGGTACGCCGCTCAAGGATGGGATGGTGCTGGCGATTGAATACCACACCATAGGGAAGACGAACATCTGCGACAATTACGAGCAGATGACACAAGAACACTTCGATTGGAAGCGGACTGGATGTAAGAATGCCGAAGATTGGCGGCGCTATCTTAACAAGAATCTATGGTCGGAATATAAAGCAGGACTGAAATGACAACGGAAGAAAAATACAATAAGGCCTTGGAATTGGCCCGGACGTACTACAACGGAGGTAACGAGTTCCTTGACACTATTTTCCCCGAACTCAAAGAGAGCGAGGACGAGAGGATAAGGAAATCATTGGTTGACTGGTTAAAATCCCTGCTTGAAGATTATTATGAGGATGGGGATGTCGCTGCTTTGGAAATGGCTAATCATGTAGAATGTTGGATTGCCTACCTCGAAAAGCGGAAAGAAGAGAAGTCAACTCTTGTTGAAAAATTAAGGTCTATTTCAACTCCTGCTGACGAAAACTGGTTTGAAATTCAGAAGCGATGGGAAAAAGAAGATGTTAAAATGGGCGTTACCGTTATCGACGCCGACACCCTGCTCGTCAAGGATGAGTATTGCATATTTTACCTCCACCGCTACGCGCCCGAGGCAATGACTTGGTATGATGCTATGGCGTGGGCCAAGGACAAGGGCTGGAGCCTCCCCGACCGTTGGCAGGGGCTTACGATAGCACGCTACCACGATGAAATTATCAAGCATTTCGGAAAACCTCCGTATTGGTGGCTCTGGACTTGCGAAGAAGGCGCCTATTCGCGCATCGACGCGTGGGGCGTGACCATGCGCAGCGGGAGCGTGGACGGCGGCGACAAGGACGGCAAGCACGCCGTTCTGGCTCTCTCCGCTTTTCAAGAATCTTAACTTAGAACTTGGCAATGTGGTTTTGCGAGTGGCAGCTTAACGCAAGAAAGGAGGAAAGCAAATGATAACAGCAATTATAATTAGTGCATTTTTATGTGCACTTGGCTTAACGGTAACGGTATTAGCCATTTTGCATGATTGGGAAGATTGGGCATTTAATGCTGGGATTATAACAATGATAGCATCCTTTTCAGTCATGATTTTTTGTGCAATATACCATGATGATGTAACAAAAAAAATATCCCAAAGAATACCCAGCATCAGAGTACACTTTTAAGATTAAAGTAGTTGAATTTGAAGAACAGAAAGACACTTTTTTAGTTGTAATTCCGAAGGAGAAAGAAGGAATAATTATGTATCACTATTATAATGGAAAAATCTACAACTGCATGAAATGTAGACATGTCGCATTGGTGCCGGGATGTATCTTTCATAAAGATTACGTGCCGTCAGAAAACAATTATCCATGTGATGTGAACGGGGGCCCAATTAAATCAGCAAGAAAGGAGGAATAATATGAAAGCACCAGATAAGATTTATATCCATAGAACCATCCACCTTGGGTTGCTGTCAGCATCCGAGATTGTTATTACTGGGCAAGACGAGCAATACATCCGCAAGGACGCTCTGCTGGAGTGGCTGGACGGGAAGCTGACCATCGAAGGAGCAACGGAAGGCTATGTTGGCGGATATGATTCGGCATTAAAAGATGTAATCAACAAAATCGAATCGCTATGACAAAAGAAGAATGTATCGCGTTGCTTGAACGTTACGCAGAGTATGACGGAATGGGGATTCCAAATCTCGCTGGTTGCAAAGAGGCAATGAAGATGGCAGCAGACCTGCTTTCCCAGCCTTCCCTTCCCTCCAATCTTGACGAGGCGGCATGGAAGTATGGCCTGGATAATCAAAGTGGTTTTTATAGTCAATCAGTCAAGGTTGATTGTTTCAAAGCCGGAGCAGAGTGGATGGCAGGACAAGGATATACTGTTGATGGCATTGTTATCTGCGATAAAGAATTGACGGGAGGTTATAAGGATATTGTTATGAGCATCCCGGATGAACTAAAGGTCGATGATAAAGTAACCATACAAATCCGAAAGAGATAATAATAAAAAGACACTATGAGTATGTATGAATGGGCAGAGCAAGAGTGTAGAATTGCCTGCAAAAAAGAAAACCCCGACTTTAATTTTGACAGTGAAGATTTTGACTACGGGTGTAGTTGCTACAAATCCGCATTGAAGGCATACAAGAGCCTTTGTGAAGACGGACATAGTGGCACATCGTTCAACTTTACATGGAGAATCCTTGAACGGCTGATGAGTCATAAACCACTTACTCCTATTACGGACGAGGACTTTTTTATTGTGCATCCCGAATATCCAATTGAAAGCGATAAGTGGCTCGCAGAACATGGCCTTAAATCCGAGATTCAATGTCCGAGAATGAGTAGCCTGTTCCGCGAGGAAACATTGGACGGAAAAGTATCGTATAGCGATAACAATCGGGCATATTGCATTAATATTGAAAATCCGTCTGATACTTATTCTTCCGCAAAAGATCGCATTGTTGATGAGTTCTTTCCCATAACGATGCCTTATATGCCAGAAAAGGGACAATACAAGGTTTATTGCCAAACCTTTCTTACCGACAGTAAAAACGGAGACTTCGATACTCAGGCTGTTTTATATTTTATAACACCAGATGGAAAGCGTATTGATGTAAATCGCTATCAAACAGAGAAAAACGGAAAGATGGTTGACATCACGAAAGAGGAATATGAAAACCTTTTGAAAAATCGCGTTGACAAAATCAACGAAAAGGTCGCCTCAGATTTGCTGTGGACCCTTGTCTCCAACTCTGCATCCGACGAAGAAATCTACCGCAGAGAAACGAAGTGGAAAACTTTTCTTCCGACAACGAAGAAAAGCATCAACGAGCACCTTAGTAAGCTCTGTATGTTCTTTTGTTCTCCTGAGAACTACAAGTATAATACATTCCACATCAGACAATCCTTGTGCCGTGGGGAGTTTAACGAGTTCAAGGACAATAGTGCTCTGATGAAGATTGGAGAATATCTTCAGAGTGTATTGAAACTATTAGCCTAAAAGAGAAAGAAAATGATACCTACTGGCAACGGATATTATAAGGCTGGTAAATTCTGGAAAGCCTCTACACTTTGGGACGCGGTGAAAAACAAAACCCCACAAATGGTGGAGAATAGATATATTCTTCAAGAATGTTCATGGAATATCGGCACACTTCGGGATTTTGCCGAAGAAATGCGCATAGTGCAAAAAGTAAATCTTGACTATCCGATAATTCTTAACATAAATGGGCACATTCTTGATGGTGCACACAGGGTTGTAAAGGCTTATCTTGAGGGGAAGGACATAGATATTGTCTGTCTTGGTGACGATGAGTGGCCAGAACCAGATTACGATGAAGAGAAAGTAGTCAAAAGAGAAAGAAGATGAGAAAGCAATTTGATATCAAATACAGACCACAGATTGAAAGTGGTGAGTATAAGGTGGAAACCAGAGATGGAAGGAAAGCACGAATCATTCACTGGGATTTAAATTGTACCTCGCCGATTGTGGCCGTGATGGATGCACACATAGACCTCCCCGGTGAGATTGTTGATGTATTTAGTGTTAGCGGGAGGGCATTCGATGACTTAGAATCCCCGTCCGACCTTTTCATCGTCACGCCGGAGGAAGAACTGACGGAGTTCGAGAAGGCTATAAAGGATATGATCAAGCCTTATGCCGCATGGCCGGATGATATATTCAAAGAGGAATCTGCAAAACTTCTTTTCCTCGCTCGTGAACAGTTCATCAAAGATGGCTATATCATAGAGAAGAAAGTTTTTTATGATGCAGTAGAAAAGGTATCTCCTGAAGTAATGAAAGAGGTTTCGGAGAATATAGATGCTATAAATGAAGCCCTCCATCTTGAACACGAGAAAGATCTTATATTGACTTGGGAAGATATGGCCAAAATTGATGCCATCATTATAAGTACAAACAATGAGTTTGCTACGGATGTCTCAAAGAAAATTAGTAGGCAAACGTTCTATGAAGAAGTATTAAAAAGATTTAATGAACTTAAAAAATAACTTATGACACTCTACGACCTTTATCACAGAATTCAAGACATTGGCATTCAATTAAATACTATAGAAATACCTATTCTAAAGGACGGTAAAGATGTCAAACTGGACTTTAAGATTGTTTTAGAGAATGGATTTGCCAAATATATCGAAATGATTGAGAACTGAAACAAAACTAACTCCCTCCGTGTGGTATAATGGTATAATCGCCTTGGTTAAATGCTCAACATCTACTAACCAACCGAAGGAGATACGGGTTCGAGTCCCGTCACGGAGGGATTAAATATTAAATACTATGTGGCAAATTATCTTAACATCATTTTCAGCCGTATTGTTTTTCGGCTTCGTGGGCCTCTGCGTCTATCTCTTTGGCCTGCTATCATGCTACTCGGCCTATGGACCCAAGTTTCAGCCGGAGGTTCACAGCGAGCCTAACTGGTGGCAGATTATCACAGCGCTCACGGCACTTCTGATTATCCCCGTCATCATCGAAACAGGAAAGGACAACCCGTGGCAGTTCCTCGGGTTCTTGGCTCCAGCTTCGCTTCTTCTCGTAGCTTCTACGCCGGACTATCAGTCCAACACCTTCTCGTTTGTCCTACATCAGATTGGGGCTTTGTGTGCAGTTGTGTTCGTGACGCTCTACTCCATAATGATTCCGAACCTCTGGTGGATTATCCTTATCGTGGTCGCCCTTGCAGTCGTGGCTGCTATCCTTACGGGATTCAAGAAGACATGGATGTTCTGGGGAGAAATGGCACTGTATCTTTCAACCTATATAATCCTTTTCGTCACGATATGTCGCTGAAAGCGCAGCTTCTTTCCCTCGGCTGGGTTGACAAGGGCGACGTGCTCGTGCGGTACGGCAACCCGCGCCTTGGATGGAAGCCCGCCGACGGGACACTCATCATTGGCTATCACGAATGGCCAGAGAAGGTTTTAACAATAGGACAATTAAACGAAGCGCTACTAAGTTATGAAAACGATTAAAATCGGCACCTTTCTAAAAGAGGTAAATCTGAGAGACGATTGGAATGAGGTGTGCAATCAATATCTCAGACGCTTCTGCACAATTATGGACTTACCGGAAGAGGATGCTTACTGGCCCGGCGGCGACATCGGCTCGGTGGCGGTCTGGGAGGACGGAACAGCCTACAATATGGACGATATTCGCTATGTAGTGGACAACAACATAGCAAAGGAAACCGTCGAAGCATGGTGGGACTACTCCTATCAGATTGCCTACATCAACTCCACTTACCACGAAATGCAGAACTACAAGGAACTTCCGAATGTAAACCTCGAATCCTACTGCAAGGGCGCAAGGACGCTGACAAAGGAACAGCTCGACGCGGAACACGACCTGATTGCGAAGATTCAGGACGCGAAGGACAAGTTTAACACAAGTATAGAAAGTTATGAAACACCTACTGATTCTATTTAGCCTTGCACTGATGGTGGTGGGGTGTACGATAGACAATAACGAGCAACGCGAGATAGAGAGGGTTAGCCCTTATTCTTATATCGAAACCGTGAAGTATAAAGGCCATCAGTATGTGAAATTCTATGATGCCCGACACGCTTCAATATCCGTCATCCACGACCCCGACTGCCCCTGCCACACCAAGACCCTCACGGAATGGCAGCAACTTCAGCTCGCAATCGCCATTACCGAATCGCGGTGCAACCCGAGCGCAACGGGAGCGACCCAAGATTTCGGCATCTTGCAGTTGACTCCGATATACGTCAAGGAGGCCAACCGCGTCGGCGGCACGGATTATGCCCACGAAGACGCATACGACCCTCTAAAATCGCTCTCAATGTTCCAAGCGGTACAAGACCGCCACAATCCCGAACACGACCAAAATAAGGCCATAAAACTACACAACAAAGCGCCGTGGTACGCACAAAAGGTCAAGGACAATCTTGAATTCGTTCAACGCTACGAAGCCGTCCGCTCCCTTCTATAAAGGAAATCCCCTCCCGTAACCGCGAAAACGAGAGGGGATTTTTTATCGTCCGTTACAATGCGGACACGTCAGTTCGCACACGATGTCGCTGACCATCCCAGCCAAATCGCCACCTAAATAACAGATGTCTTCTCCTAGTGGGTCTATACCATCCTCAATGGCTATGTGTTGGCAGATGTGCATAACCTCGTGCACGATACTGTTCAGCATTTCGGGGCCGCTTTCTGCCGCCCCTGTCGCAAAGACGGTGCGCCTTAAAGACGGCTCGCTGAATGTGAAACCTTCATTAAGACGCCCTGCATACACGTTCTTTGACACTTGTGAAATGATAGAATCGGGAGCCTCCACCCAGAGAAGGGCGTCGTAGACACTCTCCATATCGTACTCGTCGAAGGAGAACAAGAACAAAATCGTCCAATCTTGTATGCAAACTTTGCGAGTAATCATTATTTTTCTTATCTTTGTAGAGCGGATAGGACGGGAGTAGCTACCCTCCGAAAAGCGAAGCAACGGCGCCTTCCGCTCTTTATTTTTCCGTTGTTCATTTATAAACCGTTGTTATATGTTACCTTATCAAAATCTGTCTCTCGAAGATATGCCCGGCGAGGTCTGGAAGGATATCCCAGGATGGGGGAATCATTATCAGGCTTCAAGTTTGGGGAGGATAAAGAATTCTGCCGATATCAATTCCTGTGGTCATCGCATTTACCCGCACATAATGCGCCAAGGCTTCAATCAAAAGGGGTATTTAGTCGTTCATCTTTGTTTTAAAGGGGAACGTCTTTGCACTTCCGTCGGCCGGTTAGTTTTAATGGCATTCAAAAGTAATCCAGAGAACAAACCATGCGTAGACCACATTGACACAAATAGAACTAACAACCGAATAGAAAACTTGAGGTGGGTAACATTCAGCGAGAATATGAGTAATCCCCTAACTATTACCAGACGCTCTGGAATGTCGTGGCTGAAAGGCTGTAGTCACCATCAATCTGAGCACATTACTAAAAGTCATCGTAGAAAAACAAAACCCGTTGTAGGAGTCAACCCTCACAGTCTTGAAATCAGGGAGTACCAGTCTATGCAAGATACCGCTATTGACGGATTTAAGCCAAAGCAGGTTTCTTCCGTTTGTACAGGTGTCCACCAAAGAACAATGGGGTGGAAATTCTTCTACGCTGATGACCCCGAACTTACAGCATACTTGACCAGTCTACGGGAATCCCAAAGGCATTGAGTTTTGTAAGGAACTCATCAAACGCCATCGTATCGTATCCATCCTTGTCGGTAAAGAATTCCTTGACCGCCATAGCCAGGTGGGCCTCATCAGGGATGGAGCCGCCGAGAGAATCCGTCTTTTTGCGCATAAAGACGAAAGGGATATCGTAGCCCATGTCTTTTTCGATTTCGACATTGTTCCGCTTCAGTATTTCCATCACAGACTCCTTCGTCATAGGTTCGACCTTGCTTCCATTTTTGTCTCGCATCATGCTGACAGCCCACATATACATAGGCTTAGAGAAGTGGTAGTCATTGAAAGACAGATATTCTCGCATCCCGCTTGGCAATCTGTCGTATGAATCTAATCTTGCCATTTTCTAAAGATTTTTGCGTCATTATAAGGGGCAGCAGCGAACTGCTGCCCCATCGCTTCTACATATACCTTCCACGGCTGTCGCGACGGCGGCGCATTGCGTACATATCGTCGTCATCCCAGTCATCGCGCTCGCCATAGCGGTTGCCATAGCCTCCGCGTCCGCGCATACCATAGCCGCCTCGGGAACCGTAGGAATCACCACGGCGTTCACCGTACTGCTCCTTCATTTCTTCTGCGAGTTCACGCATACATTCGAGTCCTTCTTCGACCATTTGAGCGGCCTCCTCGAATTCCATAGACCCCGACTTGCGGCCATAGTTGCCGCTTCTCAAGCTATATACATTGTAGCCCATAATTTTTATTCCTCCTTTGGTTTCTTGCCCAGCGACTTAGACAGCATCGCCGTTAAGCCCGCAATCTGCTCGCTCATCCCCGACAACTGCTCCTTGAGCGTCGCTATCTCCTGCGCTTGTTCCTGCTCCTTGCGGAGCTGCGGGTTCAAGTCGAAGAGAAGTTTGTCACAAGAGGCAATCACGTTTTTGTGCATATCTACTTGCTGAAGCGCCGTGACGCTTGCGCTTTTGATAGCATTTACCTCATTGATGATTCCGTCCCTCGTTTCACTGATGAGTACGCCCTTTTCGGGGAACTCTGCTATCGAAGTATTGAGAGGAATCCTCTCGTATGGTTCCAACTTGCCATCCACCTCGATAACGATGTTTACGGCAAGATTGTTGCCTGGAATCAAAGGCTGTGATTGCTGGTTAAAGTTTGGATATTGGTTACTCACTTGAGAAACCTTCGCGACCGCAAATCGCGGTTCGTTCTTGTATAGAACATAGACGGGCGTTCCGGGCCTAAGTGCACTGAGCATAATTGTTGAAAAATTAAATTGTTAGATTGTTGTATTGAGAAGCTGGAGGGTGTCAGCGAGCCTGTCGTAGTAGAACAGGTAGACACCGGGTCCAGGAATGTCCGCTACCGTCCAGTTTGCTCCTCCGGCGAGAGTTACATTGCTTGTGGCTCCTCCCATGGAGAATCGAATCGGAAGCGTGGTAGTAGTCCCTGCGGGGATTTCCTCGGAAAGATACACGAGGATGAGCCCACGGAATGGTCTGCGGTCCCAGTCCGGGTTGAACTTGAAGTCAACCGAGGTGTCCGTTACAAGTACGGAACGGGACTGGATTGTCGGCAACCCATTGATGTTTACATATTGAAATGGAAATCTTGCCATTGTCAAATCTTTTTAGTAAATTTGTAAAAGGGAATAGGTAGGAGTCATGACCTACTGACAAGGAGTTTTCCAAGTTCTCTTTTCCCTTTCTATTACTAACTTGGCTCACATAAAAACTGGATTATATGACTAATCAAGAATTCATTGAGTCTATTAGACTCGAAGGGGAAGAGTGGAGAGATGTCGTTGGATACGAGAACCACTATATGGTGTCTTCATTTGGGCGAATGCTTAGAAAGTATACATCTTTCCACCGTTCAGACGGGCATAACACGGCTGTGACCTATCCAAGATTACTACGACAGACAATAAGAAAATGTCGTAAGCAGCGCTACTATTATGTAACACTATCTGCGAATAATAAAACGCGGAAGATGCTTGTACATAAGATTGAAGCGCAGGCTTTCATTCCGAATCCGTTGAATAAGCCCGAGATTGACCACATTGACGGGAACGGATTGAACAATCATATAAGCAATCTTCGATGGTGCACACGCTCGGAAAACAACATGAACCCTATCGCTCGTCGGCGACAATCTGAATCCCATCTTGGAAAAATTATGCCAACTATCAGGAAGAAGATTGTGCAGTTGAATGGCAACGGCATCGTGAAAATTTACGATTCGCTAACAGAAGCCGAAAAAGATGGATTCACACATTCATGCGTAAGCAGGGCATGTAATGGTGTGATTTCTCAATATAAAGGCTACCGCTGGATGTACCTCTCCGACTATGAAAACCTTGTCAGTATGTCAAAGAACTCTTCTACTCTCAGGAATGATTAACCCCAGTAGCTGCCGTTGCCCCAACCTGGGCCGTAGCCGAAGCCGTTGAATCCGCCGTAAAACCCGCCGATGTTCGGAGTCGCCGAGACGGCAACAAGATTCGGGTAATTTACAGTGGCAGTCGATGGCAGTTTACACTGTATGTCATTCACCTCCTTCGCGATAGGAGCGAGCATCGCCGCGAATGCATTCGTTTGACGGGCGTTATCGGCCTCGTTACGCAGCTGGGTAATAATGTCGCCCTGGCGGGTGATAGTCTGCTGCATGTCGCGCTTCTCGGCTTGGCAGAACTGGTCAATCATAGTTGACTTGAGGTCTGCGATAGCACCGCTGAGGGTTTCGGTCTGACGGAGTGTCGCGAGCTGGTTCTCATAACCCTGGGAGGTAACGAGCTGCTTCATGGAACAACAGCATTCGCATAGACTTGCGGCGAGACTTGCATCGCCTGCTTGGATTGCATTGATGATTTGCTGTGCGGAAAGACCCGTCTGTCCAGTCAGCGCAGTGAGGCCGCTCTGAAGTGTAGCGAGGTTGGTCTTGACGGTGTTGACGTCGCTGTTGAGCGTGGTCGCGAGAAGGCGAACATCAGCGTCCGTGCCGTCAATAGCGCGGAGGATTGTTTCGGCGTTGTTGTTCGCCGTTGCCTGGGCGCCAAGTGACGCGGCGGCTGCACCGCCGTTCATTCCACCGCCCCAATTACCGAAGCCACCATTGAAGAAAGCGGGAAGTGCGCTACCGAATAGACCGCCGAGGAATGCACCGAAGCCGGAGCCTCCGAAGAAACCGTTGTTTCCGTAGCCGTAGCCATTGTTCCACCCGTTCAGAGCGAGCACGGCGGGAATGTTGCCCCAACCATTGTTGTTTTGGTTGTCGGGCATAATTATTGTCTTTTCGTCTGCCATTTTTAGATTAGAATTAAAAAGTTAACGGTGTCAGATACGTCTGTATCGACACTGCAAAGTTGACGAAAAAGCCCACCACTAAATAGTGATGGGCGACATAATGGGAATAGTTTGATTATCAGCGCGTTTTACGCCAAGACGAAGGCTTATACTTTTGAAAAGCCTTGAAATTGTAGAGTGTGATGTTCCTCTTGGGTTTCTCGAACATACGGCGCTTGATTACGCTGAACACCGCATCCTTTGATTTACCGTAGTGCTCGGCAATTTCATCAGCCGTAGCAAATAAGTCAAGATTCTCCGACATCACGCGATAAACCGCATCTGTCTGCTCCTTTGTGCATCGCTTGTTCTTCAACTTGCTCCTAAACAAGTCAAGGACTTCAATTATAAAATCTTCTTCCATACTATTTAATAAATACGTGATATGCGGCAATAAGCAACAGAACCGAGAGCACGATTGGGGTAATAATGCTGATGTATGCTTCGACCTCGGTAAGTTCTATTATAAAACGGTCGATGAAAACCAAAATTTGTGGAAGAAGAGGGAGGACGCAAGCGCACTTGTGCCAAATGCAACACTCCAATATCCTTGAGAGAACGAGCAATATGCACACCGTTATGGGCGATACATAAAACAAAGTGTTCAGAACCATTAAGATTGGCTCTGAACAAAACAAATACATCACAAGGGTGATAATGTAGAGAAAGGTGTATGCGAAAGGAGCAATTTGGACTGCAAGTGTGGAATACCTTAACTTATTGATAAGGTTTTTAATCTGACCTATTTCTTGCTCGCGGTTCGCCATTTTCTTTCCACAGATATACATTCATCTGCGCCCTCGTCCTATAAAACGGCTTACCTTGCGGCTTGTCGGACGGCGTGACGCGAAATTGCGCTACTGCAATTCTCGTGCCACGCTTACCTTTAGATGCTTTAACTTTTACTTTCATTTTCCCGACAGTTCATCGGCAGTCCAGTTTGCCAAGACATCAATGAAGAAGTCTCGCACGGGGCTGTTGTTGGCGGACAGCGCCCGCGTGAGTTGCTTCAGCATTACATTGTTCTCGCGGAGAAGATGCAGCATCTCCTGCTCATCCTTCGGCCACATCTTCCCTCTTTGCCCTTGCAATGAGTTTCTTCTCAAGCTCAACAACAGCAGGGACGGCGAAGCCAGCGAGTGCAATGATGCCGGGGATGAGTAACCAAGCCCAAGGCTTTGCACAATACCATACAGCCACTATGACTGTGGCTGCGAGGAAAAGCGGTAAGAGTATTGCGAATACCAATGCCGCAATAGGATGAAGTCTATAATTTTCCATAATATAAATAATTTAAATTAAATAATATGTCCACATCATTATCCATCCCGTTCTATCAGCATCAGCAACAAAACACCGATTTGTCTGGCTTCAAGGCTTATCTGATGCAGTCACTCTACTCTCCCTTTGTCCTTAATCTTGAAGATGCCTCTCTTATGGAGGTAATCAATGCTTGCATAAGCTCAAAGAGCAAGATGCACCGCAAGTACCGCGAGTCTTTAGGTTGCCTAATCAATAACCTTTCTATACTCGAAAAGGAATATGGTGTCAACTTGCTCCCAGTTCAGATTACCGACATCTTCTGGGAATACTTCATTTCCTTCTGCCAAGGCAGAGGTCTGAAAGCATCTTCTATAGAGACGATGTGCAATCAGCTTCGCTCTATCCTTAACTGGGCAGTGAAATACAACGCAAAGGTGTCTCCGACCTATAGTGACTTCAAAGTGCCAAAAGTGCGTAACCAAGAGATTGCACTCACGGCAGATGAGATTTCCCGAATAGCCTACTTTGATATAGATAGGTTCTACGCCAAAAGACGCTCCGATTTCCGTGAAACGATGCACAAAGTCCGTGATATGTTCGTTCTGTCTTGCAGCCTTATGCAACGCTACTCTGATATGGTTCGTATTGAGCCGTCTTGCTTTGAACGAAACATCTTCCGCATCACTCAACAGAAGACGGGCAATCTCGCTGTTGTCAACATTGACCGCTATGCCATTGATGCAAAGACCACATATCGAATCTTGGAGAAGTATGGCTATTATGCTCCATATACGTCCACGATAGGGAACTATAACTACTACCTCCATATCCTTATGAAAGATATTGGTCTTGATGAACCAGTCCGCATAGAGGAACGCATAAATGGAGAACTCGTAGTGACCAATATCCCTAAATGGAAGATGATATCTTCACATACATCACGAAGAAGCGGCATCACCGTCAATGTCCTTCGTGGGCATAACATACACTCCATAAAGCGTTGTAGTGGTCACACGGACTTGCGCGTTTTTGACAGGTATGTCCGAGATGAATAATATTTCAAAGAACTTATTTAAAAGGGGTGTCGGGTGTTCCTGGCACCCCTTTAAGTCAGTCAGTTAGGGGTTAAAGTCTTTGAGTTACGGCAGGTTCATCAGCCCACGCATAAGGTATTCGTGATAATCGCCAAACGCAGTAGTGCCGTTCATTCTGCAAGGGAGAATCACTATCGGCCTCGCTCCGTTTGCGATGATTCGCTGACAAATCTTCTTGATGTTTGATGCCCAATCCTTCAACGGGATGCCTGCATTACCGTCATTGATGAAATACTCCACAAGGACATAATCATAGTTGGTGTAAGCCAATAGTTCGTCAATCATAGGGATGCCCCAGTTGTCGGCTCTCATATTGGACTTGCCCCAATTATCCACGGTCGCTCCCGTCACCCTTGCCAACTCCTTCGGGAAATATCCATAAGAACCCGTATGCACTTCCCCATTCGGCATCACAACACTTTCGTTAAAAGATTCGTGGTCGGGGAGAGCCGTCTGTGGGTTGGGGAACTGCGTCCAAGAATCGCCAAGAACGGCAATCTTTTTCCCGGAAAGGGAGGGGATATCAACCCGTTCGGTCATTCTCCAAAAGTTGAAGGAATAGACAAGGACATAGGTCGGGTTCGCGCTTGTGTTCTTGATTTTTATCTCTATCTTCTCCTTCGCCGTGATACTATTGATTCGGTATCTCGTCTGCAAATACTTCAAGGATATCGTTTGAACGGTAACTCCATCCACGATGATTTCCGCATCTGCCGTGCCGGAGTATTTCGGTGTACTTGTATATTCCGTAAGGGTTGCTTGGAACTCCACAAACCCCCGACCTCTTGCCTTAAATGAAAGTTTGTTCCATTGAGAGTTCCCGATACAGGCCATACGATAACACTTGTTCAGCCAGCCACCGTTTTGAGTAGCATATGCAGTAATTGCTGACGCATTAATACCAAACGCTTGCCTCAAACCGCCCGGCATACCAGAGGTAGCGGAATTATCCCCATAAGAACTCTCCGCCACGCATACAATACGGCCATAGGAATCAACGATGTTCTTTTTTGTTAATCCCAATGCGACCTCGGTGCAATAGAAGAAATTCGCCCCGGAAATGAGGTTTTCGTTTTTCTGCGATTCCCTCTTAACCAATTCTTCTGCGGTAAACTGCCCCAATGCGAGATAACCGGACGGCGAGAGGTGAATGCCGTTTCCTGCTCTTACGGTATCGTGCAACGATTGAATGGTCTTTGCGTTCGTGAGGTCGGTATCGTCTATGTCCGCACGGGTAATAACATCCCCGCTACCGGAATAGCCGTTAAAGTACACGACCTTATAACTGCCATCCAAAAAACCAACAACGGCAGGGGTTTTATATCTGTAAAATGACTCTGCCTCGGCTTGCGTCAATGTAATGCTATCTTCCGTTGAAGAAACAACCGACATATATGCCAATGAATCCATAGAATTTGGGTAGTGGCACATCTGCATCCAATCAATGAGAATCGGGGAATATATGTCCGATGCCTGGTGGGTTTCCTCTTGAAACTGATTGATGGTATCAACCGCATTGACCTCTGCGTTTGTGTCATCAATCTCGCCCTGCAACAGTTTTGCATCAACCACATCTCCAACGAGCAGGGCCTTGTCAGTTTCGGAATTGTAATTGATGAGGTTGATGGTCATCTTCGCTCCATCGGAAGGTATCGTAACCTCATACGGGGTGGTTGTGTAGCTTCCGGCAGGGGCCGTGATAATCTTCGTCCCGTCTGCTTTGAACACGGCACAACACCGATACCAAGTGGACGAGTCGCTCGTTCCGTAAATCTTGTACTTTTGCCCCGGTTGGACTTCAAGGTTTTTGGCCTTTGCCCCGGCTTTGTTCAAGATGCTTGTGGAATAACTCCCGTTCGTGGAATATGCTCCATCCACAAATCCGGTAATTTCGGCATCCGGGAATTTCCATTTCTCATCCACTTCTTCACGTAATTGACTGACTTCATCCTGGAGCACCTTGCCCTGGGCGGCGCTCAATCCCTTCGTCGCATCGTCGGTCGTGAGGTTGTTCACAAGCTCATAGGGGTAGTCTACCGACGAGCCGGTGTTGCCCTGCGGACCCTGGGGACCTTGCGGACCTTGCGGCCCGGTGGCTCCAGTTGCTCCTGTGTCGCCCTTGTCACCCTTCGGACCTTGAGCCCCCGTCGCTCCAGTGTCACCCTTCGCCCCTTGGGAACCGGTCTCACCCTTGAGGCCGTAGAAGGAAAGCGAGAGCACTCCGCCCTCCACGCTGCCGGATGCGGAAGGGGTGCCGGTGGAAGGGGATACCGCCACTTCTACGGACGTGACGCCAGCGGGGCCTCTCTCGCCCTGCTCGCCTTGCGGTCCCTGGGGACCTGTCGCGCCGGTGTCACCCTTTGCGCCGGTGTCGCCCTTCGGTCCCCGTATTCCTTGAGGACCAGTAGGACCGGGATCACCTTTCTCTCCTTGTGGCCCTTGCGAACCTTGTATTCCTTGCTCGCCAGTATCCCCCTTTTCTCCCTTCGGACCTTGAATGCCTTGTTCTCCTTGGGGACCAGTCTCACCGGTGTCGCCCTTGCTGCCTTTTGAGCCATTTCGCACGGAAAAGTCGGAATGAGTACCGTCCGTCATCGTCACGCGGACAATATTCTCACCCTCGTCTTCTGTGGATGTCTGTATCTGCTCGACGGATTCTATGCCATTGCCCGTATCGCCTTTCGGACCGACCCTTTCCGTGAGTTCGGAGGTGACGGTAACGAAGGACAGCTGCACCCTTTCCGTTTCGGGCTCGCCACCGATAAGCCACGAGTGTGCGACGAGTTCAAAGGCGCCTTTCGTGTCGAAAGTCACCATTTCCTTCTCGCCGTCGTTCTCGATGAACTTCAAGTCGCACCGCCCCGTGTACTTCTGGTCTTTGCCCCAATAGACGAAGCTGACGGTGTTCCCGCTGGTTGTCAGTTCCTTGATGCGGTAGCGTTTCTTCTCGCCCACATCTATTTCGACAGACACGTCGCGGCCATCGAGGTTGTAGGGGTTTCCATCCTCGTCGATAAGGCTCCAGTTGATGCCTATGTCATTTCCAAGTCTGATTTTCTCTGCCATATCTATATGCGTTTTATGAGTTTAGGGGCAAGCAAGAGCGCCCACCCAGCAAGTCCGGCCACGAGAAGCCACCAGAAAGCGCCAAGACGGAACCTTTGCCACCAAGACAAGGGTTTCTCCACTTCAACTGTTTCCGTGCGAATCTCGGCGGCTTTCTGAACTACTACGGTGTCGCGGACAACCACTTCGACAGGAACCTTTACAACGGCTCCCGCCTTTGTCCGCAGAGAGTGAGAAAGGAACCCGTTGGACACCACTGCATCCGAAACCGCTAACCTATTCTCCAGATGCGACACCGTGTCACGGGTAATCACTTTCTCAACTTCCACGGGTATTTCATAGTTTACAGTATCCCTGACGATGCGGTCCCTGTACTCCGTGCGGATGCTGTCACGGATGATAACAGTCGGTTGCTGCTTGAGAGCACCGCAACCGACCGCTGCAAAGAGCGCAAGGGAGAGGGCGATTATTCTATTGTTATCCATACTTTCTCCTTTCTGTTTCGTGCGGGTTCAAGATAAAAGTCCATAAGGTCGAAATAAGCCCTCTGGGAGTTGAGAATTTTGCCTTTGACTCTATTTTCGCCAACTCCAATACACCCGTCAGTCTCGTTGGGCGTTGTCAACGGATGAATGAGAATCCGATTGAACCCGGGCACATCCTTAATCCAAGGCACACGGCCTCCATATTTCGCCGCCCAACTCCTATTCTTGAACTTAGGACTTACCGTGTCAAGGTCAACGAGGTATCTGCCTTTTGGAATTGCGGTGTAGCCATAACACTTTTTCTTGATGATTTCCCACTCGGGCATGTCCTGCGTCAACCCCCTATCCTTGTCCTCAAGTGTGTCGGAAAACCGCACACCCTCGACAAGAAACCAGCCTATCGTGTATGTCGGCTTGAACCACTTACGTTTGACTTTGAGTTCCATCGCTACCGCTCCTCGATTGCTTTGAGAATTGCGTCTTGTACAAAGTAGCGGAAACCGGGAAGAATGGCCTTGATGAAGCCAACCTCCTTGTCTGTCGCTTCGATTTCTCCGTCGCTCTGGTACAGACGGAGCGCAAATGAGTGTTCCGCAAGCGTGCTTGCGTTCTGGTAAATGGCCTCTGCAATCTCTTTGTGGAGGTCCTGGGTGATTTCGGGGCCCGCTATCGTGGGCTTGAGTGTAAGGGTTGTGAGGTTGATTTTCATATTATTCTGAATTGTGCTTGATAATCTGCAAGTGAAACAAAGCCGGGATTGGCTGTTGTAATGCTATCCGTTGCAAAGTCGTAGTATCGGACATTCGCCCCCCAGCTCCAGCGGACACGGACATAAAGCTCAGACAAGTTGTTGACGTCTATTTCCGTGTCGGATAGGTCGGTTGCCTGTACTGCCGTCAGCACCCTGTCGGGGTACTCCTCATCCACGGCGATGCTTATAGGGTTTCCTCCCGTCGGAGTGGCCGTTATGATATTTCCGTCTGCGTATTGGAAGTCCACGAACACACTCGCGCTCAGAGGGTCAGATGATGTGTTATTCCAGAGGTGAACTTTCGGAGTTATCGTGTCGAGGTAGCCCTGCTGGTCTGTCGAGAGCTGGAAGAAATACACGCCATTGACCGCCTCCCACCCAGGGGACACGATGAGGGAGTTGGCGTACTGATTGACGATGTACGTCTGAAAACTGTTTGGCAGAGCAATGACCGTAAATTCTTCGCCGGCGTCAGGGTCAAGAACTCCGTCCGTTACATTCTCGGGCTGAATGTTCGTAAAGCACCACTGGCAATAGTTCGTGCCCACGGCCAAATCTATTGGGACAATTTCCTCAAGAGAACTCACAAAGAGCGACGAGAGAGGCTGAGAGGAAAGGAAAATCTTGGTGTTAGCCGTGCCATTCTTAACGAGGACACCGAGGTAGAAGGTATTGAGTTCCGCTCCGTCGGCGAATATCCGCATCTGGGTGATGTCTATCTCTACATTCGTCTGCACCTTAATCACTGAGTCTTGGTAGCCTTTCACGGGAGCGTTTATCGTGATACCCGACGAGGGGACTCGATACGGCGCAGCCGCAAGGTGGTTGTACCCGTCGAAGTCGAGGGGCCTGTAATTCTCGCTATTAACACTCTCGCCCCTCGGTGGCAGGTAATTCCACGACGAGCCGTGATTGGAGATAATGGTGGTCATGAGGGTGTTGATTTCCCCTTGTCCGCCGACTACGGAGATACCGCCCCCAGAGGTCGTGTCAAATCCGAAGTCGTAATTGGCCCTGATGGCGTCCGTGAGTGGCGCAAGCCTTCCTGGCACTCTGATAGGCTTATACTTCGCCCACTTGTTAGTCTTGTCTACCGATGCACCATTCTTATCGACATCACCGCAGAGCTGGCCGACATCGAGAGTGGTGCGCCCGAGGCACCTCGCTATCTCATGAACTCCGAGGCCGATGTCATTGGCCGTATCTACAAAGACCTTCGTGTATGCTGCGTTGTGTGCCATTTTAATTCAGTGTGCCATATATAGTGAACCTTGTTGCCGAAGTCTGCACGAGCCGGAACTTGCGACCGAAGTAGATGGTAATGTACCCGTCCCCAGAGAGGTGCGCCTCGGTGATGTGCATTATGTCCTCCTCGTTGTCGTAGAACCTGATGGTGACGATTTTCCCGGAAATGATGTCGGCGAAAACGGAGGTGTCGATGCCATAGGTGCTGAATGCCATGTTCGAGTGGGTGCTTCCGTCGAGCAGGTCGAGGAAGCTGTTGTCCTCACTGCCCCATGTCACCCAGTTCACATAATTCAAATTCGTGACCGTGAGGTCGGTGGTGTATATGGAGGTCGCCCTCACCGTGTTGGCGTAGAGCGTTCCGAACTTGTAACCGTCCGAACCGAGGTTATAAGCCCCGGACTGCGTAGGCACGAGGCTATAGGATATGCTTGACTGGACATCGTTCTGCCCCGAAGCACCTGCTGTCAGGAAGCCCGTCACATACATATTACCGTTGACCTTGAAGGAGGTCTTGGCCGAGTCGTACTCGATATACGGGCCGTTCGCCCCGTTGGGATACCACCTGTTTGCAAAGAGGTATCGCCAGCGAAGGCTGTTTGCACCAAGGTCGTAGGTCTGGTTTGCATTGGGGACAACGTGGCGGTTAACCTCGATTTGCGTATTGTTCAATTGGAGAGCCTTCAGCCATCCTCCGCTGCCATTGCCAATGTAGAAGTCAAAGGCCGTGGCGTTGTTGTAGGCATAAATTGAACCAGCTTCCAAGGAGTCCGTCGCCTTAATGTATCGCGCAAATAGATTTCCCCATCTGTAATCAGCAAGGCCGAGGCTCAAGGCTCCGTCGCTTGCGGGCCGTAGTTGCGAGCCGACAATGGCTTCAGAAGGTGTTAGCGCGAGTCCGTTGTTCCAGCGTCCGTTGGCATCTATCGTATAGAAGTTATAGCCTCCGCTTGCGGGGTTGGAGTCGCCGGGAATAGTCGCGCCTTGCTGCTTCCAAGGGATGAAGGACTTGACATAGATGTCCTCAATGTGGCCCTCCTTGAAGTACCCGTCGTTTGCTCCAAGGTTATAAGCTCTGTCGCCTGACGGGGTGATATGACCGTCGAGAATTACGCCGTTGGCGCGGACCGTGTTGCTGAATATGTTATTTCCGGTGAATGTCTGGTCGCCCGCAAGCAGAGCAAGGCCCGACTTCGCTATCCCGCTGTCCGCAAGACCGCCGCCACCTGCAAAGACCGCCACGTTGTTTGCGGTTGCGCTCGTCACCTTACCGATGTAATTCAAGAGGTCGGAGTTGACCACATATACCGAGAGGTCGGGTGTCCCTCGTAGGTCGCTGTATGCGCCCGTCTTTGCTACCTTGTGGAGTCGTATCGTACCAGACAGCGACTCTCCTTCACTCACTGTCTGCGCCGTGGAGAGATTCGTAATGAGCGTTCCGGGCGCGGAGGGGATGGTTGGCTTGTGCTTAATATAGGCAGGGCTGGTGCTGTCGGTTTCGCTCCAATCTGATTGAACACCGCCAGATGGAACTGCCGAATTAACCCAATACGAGCCGTTATAGATGAGCATCTGTCCGCTTGAGAGCGTCGAGAGCCTTACGTCATTGAGTTCCGATAAAGACGAGGCCCCGCCTCCGCCACCGCTACTCTCGGAATTAAGACCGCCAGCGGAGATGAAAGAGTCGCTATAAAGTCCATGCAGAGCTTTTATGCGGTAAGGGTCTGCCGTGGTGCCGCTTCCCTCAAGGACGAACATGTTGGTAAGCGTCTTGACGGAATCTACGAGGCCCACGAGGTTGTCGTTTATATTGCGGAACTTAACCTCGCTATCAATTATGATGCTATTGCCGTTCCAAGAAATTCCGGGAATTGAACCCGCTCCAGCAGCATCCCATTTGATATTGCCGCTTGCGAGATATCCCGAGCCGTCGAAACGGAATAGAGAGCGTGCGTAAGTGGTGGCCGATGCATCAACCTCGTGGTCGACCTTCGGGCCGCCGTACCAAGCCGCGACGCCACCACCGCGAGCGTTGGCATCATAGAACCCGCTGATACCGGAATAAATCGTGAGGGTATTATTGGAAACTTGACCAAGGGAAATCTCGCCCGTCTGCACAAGGTTGCCCGCTATCTCCGTAGAGCCGGACACGCCGCTTACGGATGCAGAGCCCATTATGGTTAAGTGGCCGTTAGTGTATTCTATATACTGCTTGTTTGCTCGGTTTCCGACAAACCAACGGGGCGAACCGTCATCTTCGGAATATCCGCCGAAATAATACTCGGTCCCAACGGTGGATACCGAACTGAGGCCGTAAATCATCTGCTCGTAGCCTCCGCCGATGACATCTTGGATGATGACATACCGCCTTGAGGGGTTTGTATAGTTGCCGTATTGAACAAGGATGTCGCCCTCTTGCGGCACGCCTGAGCCATCTACGTCCGTGGTGGACAGCGTGACGTAATTCTCGCCGATTTCTATGACGCGCCGTTTGCAGTATCGCACAAGAGTGTTCTCGGCATCGTATGTCTGCATTAAGGCGATGTCGTCCACAACGAAAAGATTGCGCACGGAGTCTTGCTTCTGGTCAAAGTAGCAGATTATGCCGCTCTCGTCCTCCACGACTTGCGAGCATATAATGGATGCGGCGGATTGTATGCGCCTGCCTCCGACGTGGGTTGTCTGATTCGCTACAATTTCGTTGACTTCGAGCGATTTGCGGACACGGAGGATGTCAAGTTCAAGTATCGCATCTTGCTCGTCAGACGCATTTGCCGACGCTATCTCGGGTGCGTTGCTTCTGTAAAGGCCCCATCCCCGGCCCGTCATTTGCCCTTGGCTGAAGTCAGCGCTCGCGACCTTGCTCGCAAAGGACGTCGGCGAGGATGATGCGTCGGGTTCGCCGTTCTTTTTCAAGAAGAATTCGCTCGCGATTCTGCGCACGACCGCCTCGATGTCTTCGTTTGTCGCGTAACTGCGTTGTATGTAACTGACATCGCCTTGCAACTTGCTGAAGGCGCTCGTCGCGGAGACGATTTTGTCGGACAGCACTATCTCTATCTCGGGGACTATGTTCGGCCCCGATTCGGACGGCTCGTTCCAAGCATAGGTCAGAGAGGTGATATAAAGTTTAATGGTCTCGCCTCCAGTGAAACGAGAATCGCGGGCGGACAGCAACGCGCCCGTGAACAGTCGGTCGACCAAAGCCGTCCCGAGGTCGTCCGATTCTACGGTGTGGGCGCGGACTTTATCAAGAGTAACCACCCACGACGGGTTGATATCGGCCTGGCCGTCCAAGAACGCCCTTTTGTTGATGTGCGGTGTAAAGGCTGTTCCGTTCAGCTGTTCTTCAGCCCATTCAACATAAGCATGGGGGATATCAATACCGATAAAGTAAAAATGGTCGCCAGCCGACGGTTGCTGCTGCGGCTGGGCGCTCGGTATGTAAACACCAAGGGCCTCAAGTTCCGCATCGCTCTTGCGAAGGGTAATCCGCCAGTGGGAGGGGACGGTAATGGTATTGCCCTGAGCATCCGTGGTGGTAATGGACATGCTCGTATCGTAGACGGGGATAGAGGTTATAACGAACTCATAATCCTCGGAAACCGACAAGTTGCCATCCGAGAACACTATCTTCGCGTCCTTCCCCCATCTGTCGCCAAGAATAGGAAGCCATACGCGCTCGGCGTACTCTTGCTCGGTTTCGGTCGCGCTCTTTTGGGTGCCCCATATATTCTTGACCCATATATCGAATGTGGGCTTCCAAGCACCGGCGTCGATATAAGACATTAAAACGCGGATGTTGTTGAAGCCGAAAACACCCGCAGCCGTTTTGCCCTGACTCACATCTATGCCCGAGAAAACAATGGTAAATTCAAGGTGCCAAGTCCCGGCGGGGACTGCCGCTATTGCCTCTGACGAGCCCTCAATGTCGGCGATGCCCGTGTTATGAGAAACGGCCTTGCCATAGGTGCGGCTTGTGTCTATCGCTATTTCTCCGGGGTATCTTTCATCAACACCGAAGGGGCTGAAAGTTATGTTCGCGGTCTTGCCTTGCGGTATCGTAAATGGGTTGGTCACCACAACGAATGTATCGAAGTCCGTGGATTGCTCGGCTATTGCCATCCTCGATTGGGGATAGATTTTGACGTCGGGGATTGATGCCTCCATCGCCGCGCTCTGAGATACCGCTTGTATGTCATCGGTCACGATTTCGGAGAAGGCCACGGACTCATCTACCCTGCCAATGCCGTCGCCGTACCGCCCCTGGATGGTCGGGAAAACGTCGTCAAGGTCATCCATAGCCCCCCAAAGCTCGCCGTATTTCGCTATGGATTCATCGTCCTTGACATATTCTACGGGGTTGAAAGTGGTATCCTCGTACCTGCCCTTTCGGTATGCCCAGAGATATGCTTCTGGAACATCCGCATCATCGTAGTCGGGGAGCGTGTAGCCGCTATCGTGGCTTGTGTCGCGATGGGAGTTTTTGGCCCATCCGCGAATGTACCACCGGAAGTTGACATCGCGCAGCCGGTCGAAGTAGATGTTCGCAAGTTCGGGGATTGCGTCGGGGTCGCCCCGCCAAGTAGTCCCATCCTCGGTCAGCTCTTGCTTGAAGTAGCGATACGGCAAGTTCTTCTCCCCGCCGCGGCCGAGAAGGATGTTATAAATCTCCGGGTCTTGGACTTGGCGCTCAAATTTCAGCAAGCCTCCTTGATAGCCGTACTCGAAGACATGGCCATCCACCTCGCGGTCGGCATAACCTACCTTTATGACATAAACGCCCGACGAAGGATTGCGCTCAATAAACCAGCGGGCGCCATAGGTCTCATAGACCTTAAGCAAGACGTCCCACAAGTAGGAATAGTTGATTTCCAAAAACACGGCCTCGGTCGTCTTCGCGGGGTTGATATCCATCACGATATCGCCGTTGAAGTAGTAATTCAGCACGCGATTGAACAGGACGCCAAAGTTCGTCAAATCCAGTTTTACCGAGGCATTGTATTGCTCTGCGACCGCCGTGCTTGTATTCTGCGGGTCGTATGAGAAGAAAAAGTATCTTTTGAGTTGGTAAATGGGCCAAGAATAGAACGTAAGGTCGGACAGCGAGTTCAGCGTAGTATTGTCTTTCTGCGCTTGCGGCTCGCGGATTGGCAGTATGAAGCGTTCCCCTTTGAACACAAGCTCCATCGGGTAGAACACGTCGTTGCGCGTCACTCCGTACTCGGGCGCAATGTCTCCGTCGATTCGGACTTGCGTTGATATAGTCCTTTCGCCCATTTCTTGCAAGGAAACGGTCGCTTGGTGCAACGTGGCGTAAGGGGGGAAGTTGACTTCTTCAATCTGCGGTATCATTATTCTGCGGCGCTAAAGTTGCACAAACTTGGCTTGGTCACGCGGATAGTCCACTCGACAAGCACGATGTCATTGAGTTGGTTCTTCGGGTCGGCCCAGAAATCCGTCGCTTCGGGTATCTCCTTCGGGTATCCCACTATCTTGTGGCGTTTGGTATCGTTATAGAAAGCGACTTGGTAATACTCCTTGAGCCCATTGGCGTCGGGTTCGCCGTGAAGGGTCGCATTAAAGGCCGCTATCTTGGCGTTAGCCGTGCCGAGGGTTCCGTCGCTCGGCTGTATGAAGAACTTCGCCGTGTAGTCAAAAGCCGCATCAACCGTCTTGGGTATGATGTGCTCGCCTTCTTCCTCGGGGTATGCCGTGGACTCAAAACCCTTGGAATCCGCGCCGAGGCGTTTATCCGAGTCCAAGTAGATGAACCCGTAGTCCTCCATGTCGGTTTTTTGACCGCTGTCGCCTATTTTAAGATACGCCTTCAGCATTTTGTTTCAGTTCACAGTTTCTGCATTTCTCGTCCATCGCGTCCTCGTGGCGCAATACGGGGCAGCCTTCGCCCTCGTTGGTGTACTTGCATTGGTTGGCCTTGCGTATGGACTCGCGCTTGTTGTCGAGTTTTTCTTCAAGGTGGCGGTTGTACTCCCGCGTCTTGCGGTTTTCAGCGTCCTGGTCGGCGATGTACGCCTTCTGCATTTCGAGTATCTGCGTGACATTTTCTAGCACGTCCTTCTCTTTCTTCTGCTTCGTGCGCCATACGCTTGCGAACCATCCTCCGACCGCCGTGACTATGGGGACGCCCACCGTGGATAAAAGTTCAGTCAATTCCATTACTTCACTGTAAAATTTTTGATGTTGAACGCAATGTTCTCGGAGTTCTCCGTGGAAATGGAGTTCTTGCCGTAAACAAGTAATGGAACGCGAATCGGGAAGGGATAATCGGCGGCGCTTCGGACGGTCATTTCACAACCGTTGGCGAAATAGTAGAAGGGGATATTCGGCGTGTCCGTATCGAGGCCCACGCGGATTATCCCCTTGCAGTTGTGAAATATATACTGAGGTTGGGAAAAGAGTGTTTCGCCGTTGAACTCGCGGTCAATGAAAATGCCGTTACATTCAAGTTGCTTCGCGGAAAAATTGTCGCGGATTTCCTGCACCGTCGGGTAGTTCTCCCCAAGAGCCCATTCGATTGAGCCGAGGTAGAGGGATATGGCGTCCGAGTCCGAGGCGAGACGCTCCAGCGCGTGCCTCTTGTCGGCGCACATCCCGTGAGAGCCAGCTCTACGGCGCAATTCATTTTTCCACTTCGCGTTCATAAGGTTAAATTTCTTTTGCAAATATAGAAAAACGCCGTGGATTTCACAACCGACGGCGCAAAAATCTTTAGAATGGCAAACGCCTTTTAGTTTTTTACATTCTTACCGACACATAGTGGGTTGCCGTAGTGCCCGCAGGCTTGATTACACGTTCAAGCATCGAGCGAATCGCTTCGGTGTCCGAGCGCATCAGCGGTAGGTTTGAAGCATAAATAAGCATCTGGTCTTGATATGTCGGGCCTTCGGGCGCCGCTGCCGTGTCGCCTCCGCCGTCGCCGACGAGCCTTGCGCGGATTGCGGCCACGTGGTCGTTGATGGTCGGCATATACGACATATAGTAGTTCTGCGTGTTGGTCGCCGCCGTCAGACCGAGGATGCTCTCTTCCGATGCGGTTGCATAGTTGCGTGATATGCCCGTAAGATTGCCGACGGTACGACGGATATCAACGCCTGCGGCGGCAAGCGAAGAATACGCGATTTCGAGTCCTTGGTTTATCGCGGGGATTTTATTGTAAGCCTCTTGAACCATCCTCGCAATAGTGCTTGCGTCCCACGACTTTATCTTGTTTAGTTCTTCGTACCAAGGTTTCAGTACGGCTTGCACCACGCCAGACATAGCGGCCTTTGACACAAGGTTCTCGACCATCTCCTGCATCGTCTCTTCGATGGCGCTCGCCGTGTCGCCGAATTCTTTTTTCGCCGCTATCCACGAGTCTACGAAAGCCTCAGATGCGGATGTCAGTTCTTGCCCCGCCCAGAACTCCGCTGGAAGGCGCTGAAGGTCGGCAAGGGCTGCCTCCGTCTCGCGTATGCTGTCGAGGTAGCCATTTATAGCATCTTGGCTCGCCTTGTTTCTCTTGGAACGCTCGGCGTCGAGTTGTGTGTTCAGCGCATCAATTTTTCGCTTAAGGATCTCGATTTGCTGATTGTAGTTGTAAATCCGAGCGTTGCCAAAAGCATCGTCGATGGCCTTGTCGAGGCGCCCGTAAGCGTATTCAAGGTCGGAAAGCGCTCTTGCTTGCCGTTCAATCTCGTCGTTGGCCTTCTTAATTCTCGCGGCGTTGATTGCGTTGACGATGCCGGTGATAAAACTAGCCACGCCCGTAAATGTCTGAACATAAGCCGCAGGGTCTGCGCCCGCTGAAGTTATCAGCCTCATTACACCTTGAGCGGTCTGTGCGGCCCCGGCAAGCGACTTGGTGAGGTTGTCTATTTGCTCGGAATAAAAAGAGGCATCCTTATCGGAAGCAAAAGCCGAGAGTAGCTCCTTGGTCGCAGACGCGAGTTCGTTGATGTATCCTACCGCCTTGTCCATTGCACGGGACGCCCGGTCAAGTGCATCAGCCTCATCATCGGCGGCTTGTGCAGAAGCCTCCGCGTCCTCCTTGCTGTCTTTGTCTAATTTCGCTTTCTTCTCCCTCGCCTTGACGTAATCGGACATAGCGTCTGCCAACTGCTCGAAGGCATTTCGCTCAATCAGCTGGGCCTCGGCACGCTCTCTTGAGCGCGTGAGTTCTCTCAACTGCTGAGGCCCCAGGTCTTTCGCATATTTCTCGATATACTCGTCAATAAGTGCTATAAGATTCTCAAGTGTGTAAGTGGAAACGCCTTCAAGATTCTCGAATGCCTTTGTCCAAGTGTAGGTGTCTTTCATCGCCTCCAACTGAATTTCGGCGGCCTTTTTGTCGTAGAAGGCGTTCACGGCTGCGGTATCTTGGCCGCGCTCCCTCGCTTCTTTCAGCGCTTGAGCCCTCTTTTTCTCGTTGTCGGCGAGTCTATCGCTATAATCTTTCGACTTTGCGTAAACCTTGTAGTAGTTCTGATACCAATCGGCCTCGAATTTCTCTTGCTCGTTGAGAAGGCGCTCGAAAACGGGGCGGATGGTCTCGGGGAGCAACTGGAGTTGGCTGCGGATTTCCTTGACGTTAAAGATTTTGATATCCTCCGTCATTTTGTCAAAGAAGTCCTTACCCATCAAGTCCTTGGCGCTTTCAAGCGCACCGAGCATCTCGTCTTGCACCCTCTCCTTGAACTCCTTGCCGGTCTGCCCATAAACCTCCATTGTTAAGGACGCCGAAAGTTTTTCGTCACCCGTGAGGTCGAGGATGTTGTGGTAGAAGTTCCTCGCCGTTTCGGAGCGCTTGATTTCGTCTTGGAGGTTCTTCAGTTTGGTCTCAATCTTATCCTTGAGGTCGTCGAACTCCAAGTTGGATATCTCTGTTTCGAGCGCACGCTTCATATCAAGGAGCGTCTTGCTCTTGGGGCTTCTTGCGAGGTCGGACTTGACCTTATCGAGCATTTCATTCAGTTTCTTGACTAGGCTGTCCTTCGTCGGCGTCCATCCCTCAAGCTGCGGAAACAGCTTGTTGATGTCAAGCAATGCCGACTCCTCGCCCTTGTATTTCGTCAGCTCCTTGAACTTCTTGTAGGCGTTCGTCAGCTCCGAAATGTCGGACTTGAGTTGGGAGAGGCGGGTGTCGCGGCTTGAAGTGGTCTTGAAGACGATGCCGAGGGCAACCCTCATTGCCTTAATCATTTTCAAAGTAGCCTCGTCAGCGTCAATATTGGCTTGTATGCTTTCTCTTGTTTCTGCGGTCGCGGTTTTTAGCAACTCGTAGTTTGTTTTTAATGACTGCGTAATTTTGTCCTCTTCCTGCTTTAACGCTTTGGAAAATTCAAGGACGGACTCAAACTTCTGAATATCGTCTGGGGTAAAAATCGGCGTCGCTCCCGCTTTGACTTTCTCATCTTGAATTCTCGCTATCGTTTTTTTCCATTCCGACAGGGTCTGAGTTGTTTCGTCAGTTTTTTTCGGCATAGGGCCGATAAATTCAGCCTCTTCAAGTTTCGCGAGCGCGGTTTTATAGTCATAAATAAGTTGCGTAATTTCGCGCAGCCTTTCTCCCCACTTTTCTAACTGCTCCTCCGATACGGTCTTTATTATGTTTTCGCCCTTGAGATTCTTGCCAAGATATAGTCCTCCGTATTCGGTGACTTGCATTATATTGTCGGAAATCCTCTTAGCCTCCGCTTCAAGAGAGCCTAATTGTGTTTTTGCCTCTTCAGCTTGTCTTTTAAGCCTCTGTTCCGCCAATTTAGCCTCCACTTTCGCGAGCGCTTTAACTTTCTCAATGTTTATGTCAAGAGCTTCGCCTTGCGCATTAAGTCCATTTACCGCAGACGGGAAGGACTTAGCCAATTCGCGAGTTACGCGAGAGAGTTTGGCTTGTTCCTCGGCGCTTTTCTCGGCCTTTGTGGACAGCTCCTCATAAACATCTATAAGGCGACGAGTTTCGGCAAGGCTGCTTGCCGCATCGTTCACTTTTGCGATAGCAGAATTTAGGGACCCAACCGATACCTCTGCCTCTTTGCTGTTCTTCACCAAAGTATAGATAGCAAAACCAACAGCGGCGATACCAGCTGCTGCCGCCGCATACGGGTTCTTCATTATAGCAACGGCTACCTTCCAAAATGCCTTCTCTAACACTCCATTGGCTGCCGCCAATTTATATTGGGCTATTGTTAGCCTCTTCGTCGCCTTTCTGTTCAACTCTTTCGCGGTAGTTTCCCCGACGATGGCAGCTAACACCCTTGGCATTGCGACGACTTGCTTTTTGCTTACGGCGAGTCTCATAGCATCGGCTTTTGCGAGAGCCGAACTTGCGATAGCAGCGGCTCTTGACACGGTTGAGTATGCTACAAGCGAGGCGGCGCCCGTGGCGACCCACCGCGCAATCTCGCGCCAATTCCTCGTTAGGCTCAACGCAGACTGTATCAAGTCCTCCATAGCCTTATGCACTTGCTGCGTATTGCCGATTTCATCGTACATAATCGTGGCGGCATCACGCAGCTTCATCCATTGACCTTTGAGCGTTTCCGACTGCTTTTCTTGCATCTTGTAGAACATACCGCCCGCATCTGTCATGTCGTTGAAGATTTCCTCAATCATACTGAACGGCACGGCACGTTTCGATATGAGGTCAAATACGTCGGCGACGGTAGTTCCCTCTCGGCCTAACTTTTGGAACTTATCTGCAAGCAATTCTACGAGGGGTATTCCGGCTTCCGTGAACTGGCGCAATTCCTGGCCACGAAGCACACTCGCCGCGCGAACTTGCCCGTATGCGAGAATCAGTCGAGACATATCCACACCAAGGCCCGCAGATACATCGGCAAGCCTCATCGTGACATCAAACAACTTATCGGTTTCTATACGATACGCCGACAACTGTTTTGTGTATGTAACGAGGTCTTTAATCTCAAATGGTGATTTCAGCGCCGCCGCCTTTATTTCTCGGAACAACTCCGTCGCTCTATCGGTATCTTGGAGGATGCCACCCAAGGCAACCCGCTGGAGTTCCAATTCCGCCGTGGTTTCGCGGATATTCTGTATAAATCGCAAACCGCCGAAAACGGAAATATACATTCCCGCGAGGGACTTGAGTTGCGAAAAGAGTCCAGACTGCCTCCGAAGGGATGCATTTGTAGCGTCAATAGACGACCTCGCGCTGTTCGATGCTGAACCGAAATTGCGCATCGAACCGCTTGCGCCGTTAAGGTCTCTCTGCGCTTTTTGAAGTTCTTTTTGTACTTCGCGTAGCCGCGCCGCCAATACCTTGTATTGTTCAGAGCCAATCGGTGTCCGCTGTAATTGCTCCGACAATATCCTTTGCTGCTCGGAAAGGACACGAATAGTCTTTATATTTGATTGCAAAATCGCGGTGTCATAGCGCCGAGATTGCGACCCTTGCTGTTTGAGTTTGTTAATCCGCGATTCCTCTGCCGCCAACTGCGCTAAAGACTTTCCTTGCCTCTCTATCTCGGCGGTGATGTTTTTATATTGGTTGAGCAAGGACTGCGCATCTGCCGATAGGTTCTTGCCGCCGCTATCTGTGAATTTCTGTGCGGAGCCCATTTCTGCCCACCTACGCTCAAGCTCCGCAAGGTCGGCTGACATCTGCCTTATACTCCCTTCGTTCGATGTGTATCGCCGAAGTTGATATTCTGCTTCGGCCAAGGCTTCCGAAACATTTTGAATGTTTTTGGCAGCCACCTTCCATAAGTCATTGCCAATATCTTCGGTGTTGAGAACGTGTCGCCAGCCCTCAAGGTCTTTCGTTAACTTGTTAATTTGCTTTTCGAGTGGCTCCATAGCGCCCCCAACCTTCTTCGCCGCCTCCTCGAACGCTTTATCTATGTCGATAACTACCGGTATTTGAACTCCATCAGCCATAACTTTCTTCTTTTATAATGTATTCTTGTATTTCTTCCAAGGTCTCGGGCTTCTTCGGCTTCTTAATGCCGAATCCGAAACCAGACAGCATCTCGTGCAACTGCTCCTCGGTCTTCACCGTATCTTCCCACTTTACCACATCCTCGGGGCTCGCCACCTTTTCATAGTCGTAGTCGTAGTACCCCTTGTCAAGTAACAAAAGTGTTACATAATTCGCGGAGTCAATGTACCAATACCGAAGCCACGACCAAAAGTTGAAGTTGCCGTAGATATGCTTTATCTTCTCGTTGTGAGTCGAGAACTCGAAGGCGGAGCCTATTTGTTTTCCTCCTTTACCCCCAAAGCGTCCGTCTCCAACATATTCAGTACGCTTTCCAGCCGCTCTTGCGCTTGCTGCGCGGCGTCGCCAACCGGACTCATATAGTGCTCGCGTAGAAGCCTTGAGGTATCCCAGTTGGCTTTGGAAAAACCCAAGTCGGAACCTCCTATGCCAGCCTCAATTATCCTAAAGGTCGTTTCATCGCCCCGAAGTTGCAAGATGCGCCAAGTAATCGCCCAAAGGAACGGCACGAACAGCGCCCAGTTCCCCAAAAGGTAGTATGCCGCCTTCTTCGAGTGGAGCGAGTGCAGTTGGTTCGACACCTTCCGTGCCTCCTTCAACGGCAGGCCCGTCTTGCCCTTCGCTTCAAGGTACTGCGCGTCCAATTCGAGAAGGGCTATCTTGGACTTTACTTTCTGCGCCACTTGCTTGACGCGGTATTTCTTTGTTCCTACATAAACGGTGCAAGGCGCAAATTTTATCGTCTCGTATGCGCCGTTCAGAAATCTTTCGCTCGCGGATTTTTCCATAAGTTAATTTGAAAAAGGGCGGGCGCTAATGGCCCGCCCAGGAATGAGAGAGTTTGTTATGAACGAGGATTAAGCAGATGCCTTTTCGACAATCATAGCGGTCTTGAGAGAAGGCTGGTCAACCTGCTCGGCCACGACAACTGCGTGGATACGGTAGAGACCGTCCGCGAGTGCGAGGTTGGAGGTAATCTTAGCCTTCGGATAGACCCAAGCGCGGCCCTTCTCGGAGTCAATGACGGCGATAGGGCGGGTCTGCACTGGCAGGTCAACGCCAAAGCCTGCGGCTTGGAGTGCTTCGCCAGAACCAGTTTCAAGTCCTGCGAAAGTAACATTCTCGATAGGGTCAGTGCCCGCAAGGAAGTTCTTCACCATAGTAAGGGAAGTCGATGCGATATCGAAGGAGAATCCGAGAGTACCAGCGGTGACGTGCGCGGTAATAACATTACCTTGCTCGTCAAGAATCTTGTCGGTGCTCACGTCCTCGCCTTCCCAAGTGGTAGAGTCTTGGACAATCTGTCCGAGAGACTTGGGAGTGGTGAGGGATGCAAGGGTGGCGTTGGTGTAGTCGCTGATGGGCTCAAACACCACGAGGTCGCCCTGTCCTTCAAACAGCTTGGGGCTTGTATCAAGTTTTGCAATAGGCATAGTTATACTTGTTTATTAAAATCGTTTCTTGTGTTCCACCTCAAATTGAGGGAGGTAACGGAATATCCCGAAGATTGGTTCGGTGTTGTGGGTGTTATAAAACGCTGCGCTTCGTATTCAAAGTAGTAGTGGTCGGTCAGTCGCTTTTCCACGAGGTCGTCGAACTGCTTGAGAATCTTCTTTACGCGATTCTTCTTGACCGAGCCGTCGTCGTTGAGCTTGCAGTAGAGGTTGACCATCAGATAGCCCTTTGCGAAGTCCACGTCCATACCGACTCCTTCAATGTCACCATTTATGTAAATGACGATGAAGTCCGTCGGAAGGCCGTTGGTCGGTCGCTCCCAGTCGCCGTAAACGGCCACCTTCTGCGTTCCGCCTCCCGCAAGACCAACTGTAATCTTGCCTTTGAGGAAGTCGCGGAGCTCGATGTCGGGCTCTATGGAGTAGGGGCGTATCATCTTGCTCTTACTTTATATGCGTGTCTCCCAAGGGATTGCATTCTCTGCTGCATTGCGCCAACAAAGTCCTTTTGCAAATTCTCAATGAAGCCGGAATGCTCTGGCATTTCATTGACTTTTTGAGCATAAGGAGCGCCGATAAACAACTGCGATTGCAGACCTTGCTGTCTTACACCGCCAGCACGACCTGCAACAAGGCGGGCCTCTATGTAACCGCGAATGTTATCATAATCTCGGCCAGCATCTTCAGCCGTAGCGGTCTGGTTAGCGATGGCGGCTCTCGGCATAAAGCGCAGTCCTATTGTGCGCATATTCTCGGCAATCCTTATGGATATACTGTCGTGCAGAGTACCCGTGTACCAAGGGTGCATATCATCGCCGCCAGTACTGAATGCCAAAGACTCGCTTTTCGGCCATTCGCTGTCTGTCTTTTCAAGCCACTCATCAGCCGCTTGGAGAAGTTCGGTTTCGCCTCGCTTGGATACCATCTTGCCCGCATCCAGCAAAGCCTCGCTGAACGCAGAACGAAATTTATTCCAAGCAGGACTAAATGCCATAACCTATTCTCCTTGTGCTTGCTTCAGTTCGATTCTCGTAACCTTGATTCCGGCCCTCCACGGAAGGTTGACATCCCTTACGATTGACACGATGGACTCTATCGTGCGGCCAGCTTCGGTCTGCACCGTTACCTTGTCGTTAATCATAACAATGACGTCATTGTCCGGAAGGTACACGGTCGGATTTCGCGTAATGATGGAGCGGGAATATCCCGAACCGCCTTCTTCGTAAAGGCACTCGCCATCATAGACCAAAGTTCGCTCGGGGTTGTCGTACTCATCCCTTATAGGATTTCCCTCCGCATCTTTAGCCTCGCGCTCAATCACGCAAGTATCACGAAAACCGATGAACTGCATACTACCTTCTCATATAACTCGCATCATACATTTCGCTTGACGAGTCGTCGTCCTCTACATCGAAGCCCCATTTAAGGCGGAGGGCATCGCCCATACTCTTGAAGCGAGCCCTGTCCGCCATTGTTATGGTGTAACCTCCGCGAGAGGCACGAACGTCACCGACTTGCTCGGAGTAACCGCCGCCAGCGAAAACACCCAACACCGAATAGTAGATTGTCGAAGAGGCGTAGTCCAACCGCTTGCGGAAGTCTTCTTCGGCAAGGGTGTCGCCGTCAACATCGTCATCGAGTTCCAAGGCTTCCAAAGCAACCTCGGTAGGACTCAAGGCGCAACGCTCCACAACATTGTCCTGGAGGTCAAGTCCGGGGACTAAACTACGCAGATACTCTTCGACAGTCATATCTAACGGGTGTGAAGGATGAACATATCACGAGGACGGGTGGGAACGCACAGCACGGTGAGTTCGGAAACCCAATCCTGGTACTTGGTACGAGCGTCGTAGCGGTACTCGATGATACCGTGTCCGCCGAAGATGGTCGTGCTGATGGCACTCGGGTCGGGACGCAGAGGAACGACGTTCTTCTTGATACCGACCTTGCCGGAAGGACGGATGAGGTAGGTGTCCTTGTTGAAAGCCCAGAGCTTGTTGCGCACGAGCTTCTTGTTGGTGTCATCCCATACCTCGACACCGCAACGGGTCTTGTTGTAGATAACCTCGTCGGCGCCAACTACCTGCTTGAAAGCAGCCTTGATAGCGTCGTCGGAAGCGGTATCTGCAATGGCACGAGCGGTAGCCTTCGCCTCGTCGGTCACGCCTGCGGAAACGAGCAGAGAAGGGGTCATCTGATAGCCGAGAGCTGTCTGCCACTTGCTGTGCTTCATATCCTCGAAGAAGGACTCCTCGTTGACCTCGATGGTCACGGAATCGTAAACCTCCTTGGCGTCGCGGACGCGCTTCTTGATGTCGTTCACGGGGTCGGAAGCATTACCCTCGGCGGTCTTGTCGGCGTCGGTGAACCAGCGCTTCGTGTTGGTCAGCGTGGTGATGTTCGCCTGGGGAATCTGAGCGCTGAAGGTGATGTTCTGAATACCGCGAGGGTTGTTGGCATCGGTGAGGGTCACGGCACCGGTGGACTTCATCTGACCTACCTGATAGGAGATAGAGCCGATGTGGGCGTCCTGAATCTCGGACAGACCGCCGAAGAGCAGCTTGGCGAGATAGTTCTTGATACTGTCGGCAGGGGACTGATTCATAAAGGTTGCAGCAACCTGGAGGTTCTGCAAGGTAATCAGTTCCTTACGATAGTCGTTCTCGCCGAGCTCCCAGCGAGCCTTCTGACGAGGAATGGAACCGCTGAGGGTGTTGAACCCCTTGGTTCCGAGAGGGATAGGGTCGGAGTTAAGGTCAACGTAGGTTGCCATCACCTTGATTTGGTCTTCGACCTCAAGCATCTTGTAGTCGAAGTCAATCTGAGGGACGTCCCACTCCTCAAAACCGATTTCGTTCAGATTCTGGTCCTCGCGACGAGAAAGAACCTGAAGGTAATACGCCATAAAAGCGTCGGACGTGGTGATGCCGTTGGAGGCCATCAGAGTGTCAAGTCCAAAATACTGATTCATAATTCTACTCGTTTACGAAGGTTATACCAGGGAGAAGAGCCTTAACTGCGGCTGAAATGGAAGGGATGCGCTTTGCGAGCACTTGTCCCTTGGTCACGACGGTGCCGGTTGCGCCGACGTTGCCGATATAGACATCCTCAAGGAGAAGTCCGGTAACGCCAGTCTCGGGAGCGGCGGCATCGGGAGCAAGGACGGTGGCTTCACCACCCATCTTCGCAACATAGACCACGGAACCGGCCTTGACGGTCGTGCCAGCGGTCTGCTGATTCAGGGTGCAACCTGCGGGATAGAACTCATCAGTATGGAGCCAAATGGGAACTTTCCCCGCATTGAAGTCCTGCGTGTCCTTGTTGAAAGAATTTCCGTAATTCTTCATAGGTTTTTTCTTTGTTAGTTAGTCTTGCCCTCGTCCTTCTTGGGGATAAGCCCCTCGGATTCGAGGTACTTTGCTTGGTCGGAGAAGTCGAACTTTTCCGACTTGTTACTCTCGGCCTCAAACGGCTTGGTCGCGTCAACGCCCTTGCGCTGAACTGCCTTGTTGAACAGAGCGGTCACTTCCGTGACGAGCTCGTCGTGGGTCATCTTCCCACCCTTGGCGTCGTTCAGCTTTGTGGCAATCTCCCACGCATCGTCAGCTTCATCCTTGTACTTGGTAGTCCACTTGTTCGCGTAGAAGGCTTCCTTGGCGGTCGCAACGGCCTCTTTTGCCGTATTCTGGGCCTTGTAAGCATCGAGAGCTTCTTGGACGGGCTTGACGGCTGCGGCTACTGCGTCGGCGACAATCTTTGCGATGTCGGGCTGCTGTTTGCCGGGGTCGGGATTCGGGTCCGGGTCTTTCTCGGGATGCTTTGCCTTGTAGTCGTCGTGTTCGCGCTGCAAGTCGGTTCGTCTCTGAATCTCCGTGTCGCGCATCTTCTGCAACTCCGTGGCGATTAAGTTCATCGTCTCCACCTTAGCTATGGCGTCGGCGATTTCTTCTTCTTTGGTGACTGTCTTTTCTAACGCCAAGGCAATCCGGTCGTAAGCCTCATTACTCAATCCAAAGCTCTTATACTTCGTCTTAAGTGCGTCAATGATTTTTTGTTTCATATATATAAAGGTTAGAATTGCTTCTTTTGGGGCAAATATAGAAAATTTTTGCCACATTCAAAAAGTTTGGCACAGAAATTGAATAAAAGGCGCCCCATTTGCGGGACGCCCTTGCCAATTTAATTCAACCCTTCTGATATCGTCTTCCCCGATGCCTCGTTGGTGACGCTTATCGCGGGTGTGTTCGGATTGTTGTCATCCTTCTTTGCGCCGTACTTCTGCTTCATACGCAATTCATCTTCCCACTCCTTCTGAATCTGCTCGTAGTCGCCCTTGTACTGCGAGCCGAGTTCATTCATAGCGGCCTTGCGTGAAATCACCCTCGCATACACCTTGCTCGTCACAATGTCGGTCAGTTCCTTCTCGTTTTGAGGGATCCATACAAGCTGCCACACCGAAGTCCTCAGCTTGTCATAGGCGTCCAAGTTGCCCTCAATCTTGCCGACCAAGCGCTTGATAATCTTCACCAAGTGGCGCACGGGCTTCACATAGTGAATCCATCTCTGCTTCGCCCACTCAATCTCGGGACGGAACAGAATCTTGATGCTCGTGCTGGAGTCAGCGCCCTGCTTCATAATGTCCGGCGTAATCACCGCCGTCATCGTCGTCCTGATAATGTCGTCGTTCAGTTCCTTGAAATGCACCGTAGCGATATTGCTCGCGTCGGCGGGGCTTGCGTAATGCACGTCGCTATGTGCGAGGCTGTCCGCAGTACCCTTTATCGCTATGGTCTTGCCGTTCATTTCGCTCGGAGGCAGCGATGTCACCTTCTCGCTCTTCAGCACGAGCAAGGGGTAAGCGGAATCTTTAACCTCATTCGCGACATAGGACGCGGCGTTCTCGTGGCTCTCCATAGACTGCTCCGCAGGCCCCCAGCTCGTGTCGGGCACGCGGAAATAGACAAACTGCACAAGGTCGCTCCCCGCCTGCGAATCGACGTGCTTGACCTTTACAAATCCGTCCTCGCTCTTGTCGCTCGCGGGCCTATTCAAGATTCTACGCAGTTTCTCAAAAAAGGGCATATCGGATTCCTTGGTGATATCCGCCTTCGCCCAAGTTTCAAAGGACCGCGTAGAGATGATATCCACCATTTCCTTGCCGTCCTTCTGGTACTGAATGTAGTATATCGGCTGTCCGTCCTCGTCCTCTTGCGGATATATCGTATGCCCCTTCTCGGTGGCATAGACTTGCCAATCAATCTCGCCATCGGGGGTCTGATAGAAGTAGATACCCGCATCACCTGCCCTCTCGCAATAGTAAATCGCCTCGGTGAGAGCATCCTTGACAGCCCCAGAGTCTATGTATGACAGCAAAGTCTCATAAGTCTCCGCGTCGGTGGTCTCGTTCGCGAGGTCAAACACGCCGTCACCCGTCAAGTGCGCAATCTTGTTGCCGACGATAAACTGCTGCCAGCCGAGGGCTACGGATTCAAGGTCGTCGTATCCGTCAATAGCCCATTCTTCCTTGCCGTTCTCGTCCTTCTTGCCCGTGGGTTTCCATATAGGACGAGTTGACATATACCGAGAGTTGATGGGATGCGCGGCGGGGGACAACTCATTCAGAAAATCCGATGCCGTCAACTGCACGTAAGCATCCGTCAGCGTGCTTCCGGGCAGTGGCTTGTATCCTCGCACATAGCGCTGACCAGCATTGTCGGGATGAACCCGCCTAATCCACGGCTGCTTTACAAAATGTACTGAAATGTTCATAGGTTAAAATAATCGCGATTATATATACACGACAGAGCGTCCCCTGCCGTAGTTGTTATAAAGTCCGTCGTAGGCGTCGTCGGGGATTTCCGGCGCGGGCTGCTTCTTGGGACGGGCGTCGAGTTCGAAGAAAGCTCGAAGGGAAATGGAATCCATCAAGTCGGGAGAATTTTTCTGATGACGCGCCTTGTATTCGTCTTTTGAGAGGTAGTATATTCGCTTGTTCTTTGTGGTCGAAATAAAGAGGTCTATCTCATCAAAAAGAATATCTCGAAGAGAACGCATTGCGCCTTTTTTACCATAGGCGAACTTGTCGTTCAAGTCAAGGCTTGTGCTAATCTTCCCCGTTTCAAATAGAACCCTTGTCTTCCCGAGAAGCTGACTTCTGACATTAAAATACTGCTCAAAAGTCACAGGGTTACCATTCTCGTCAAGTTCTTGTATCGCCGCCTTGTTTGCCGTGATGGGGTTGGCATTGACATAACTCTTTAGGAAAAAACCCATACCCGTGGCATCAAAGGCAAAGTTAGACATCGGCACTCCATACTTGCCCAACATTCCCTCAATCCAAGGCACTATCTGTTTCATATCGCCCTTATATGATTCAATAGCAATAATGCGCAAGCCCTTCCAAATAATCATTTGGCACACATCCGAATTCGATTCCGCCCCAGAGATATCCATCGTGGCGTACATATTCTCATCATTACTAATCGGATTATTCGGCAAATCGAGAATCATCTGTTTTGTTACGGACGAGCGCTCGTTATTATTCGGGCCGAAATACGCGCCCTTAAGAACATTGCGCTGGGTTTTACCAACGGCATGAAGGTTTGCAACCGAACCGCCACCCGTAGCAGCTACAAGTTTACGATTATCAGCCGCTTCGCCCGTGAACATCGTGAAGGATTTGACCATATCCTCCGGTGTGAGTCCCGCCGCCTTATCAGCCTCGGACAAGACTATGCCAGCCGCTTCAGCGACCTCGGAGGCCGTATCGCCAATAATCACATCATTCACATCGTCCCCAGCGAAATACATATACTTTGTCTTGCCATTCATCTCGGGATAAATGTAATATGTATCGGGATTTATGTACCCTGCGTTGAGAAGAAGAGATGTGGTCCAATGGGTGAATTCCGGGTTAAAGGACATCGTGATTTGTGGCTTCATCCCAGAAGAATCGCGGTTACGAGACATCCAATATGTGAACATCTTAAACGGCATTGCCGTACCTTCGTCCACTTGTATCAGACTCGCCTGATTTTTTTTGGCAAGTTCCTTAAAGTCATCCCACTCGGTCGGGTTATCCACATTAAAGTTGCTATGGATAAGCTGTATAGCGGAGTTGTATTTCGGCCAAGCAAAGGTAGGGGAGTCGCTGGAGTTTACCTCGCAATCGGCGTAATTACCAAGCAACTCCATAGCGTCCCTATAAATAGATGTACCTTTTTTGGAATCGGCGAGCCTCATAGAAATAAAACGACCTGCAAAGCCGGGCTTGTCCATACCATACAAGAACTTCATAAGCATAGCATACGTCTTCCCCATCGTAGCCGCCCCACAAAGAAATATTATGTTGCTATCGCACTGCATAAAGTTTTCTTGAAGCCCAGGCTGGGGCATAAAGTCCACTTTCTCCCGTAGTGTAAAGCTGCCAACCTTATCCCACCCTTTGTCTTTCGCCGTGGGAAGTTTCCTCTCTACGTGTTTATAGAGAGGAGGAAAGGGAGCGTGATTGGGCTTTAATCTGAACATACACCGCAAATATAAGAAATTTGCTGAATATAAGAAAATCGCGCCGCATTTCACAACGAGGCGCGAACGATGAAACTAAACTCTTTTATACACCACAAATATAGCAATTTCCGTGCCAAAAAGAAAAACCCGCCACATATCTCTACGGGGCGGGGGAAATCAAAACTATTATGAGAAATTAAAAAGGTCCGTCTTGCGATTGCGTATAAGAAGTTTGTTGCGAACCTATGGGCTCCCAAGCGAAGCAGTTGGCGGATGTGAACCACTTGTCCTGCCACTTGCGACTTGATACATCGTATTTGACTTTGAGCCGCTGGCCGACCTGGAGCCGACCGAACTGCTCGTAATTCTTCCTGTGCTCAAGAGCGACCTGCCTCTTGTAGTTGCCGTCTTGATATTCAACCACTACCGTAGTCACTCCTCCGGGGCCGTTCTGCCCCATCCAAGTCCTTGTTGTCGGCGGCTCTATGACCACCACCTCTTTCTCAATGAAATCTGCCATATATAATCAAAAAAAGTTTCAATAAAAAGGGGCGACCTTATCCTATCCGTCGCCCTCGGCTTCTCAGGGCCTCTTATTCTTTACTTGCAACTTCCGTGCCATCCTCGACAACCTCGCAGTTTTCTTCAACAAACTTTCGGTATGCGCACTCTGAACAGCGCTCTCCAAGAAAACGTTGAGGCTTAACCTCGACCTCCTCATCACCATCAAGGATGCCCACCTTGTCGAGTAACTTGAGCACAAAGTCAGGGTCATCCGCTTGCTCGATATTGTCCGCGAGAGTAATCGCAAACTCCACCGCCTTTGCCTTCGCCCTTGCCTTCCTTTCCTCCAGCGTCCCTTTCGGCTCGGTCTTCTCGGCCTTGGGGTGCAGCACCGCATCTATCGTCTCCTGGTATGCGTCAAGATATTCCTTGACTTCCTTCCTTGCGAAGAACTGCCTCACATACTCGTCCACGACCGCCTTGCTCTTGTTCACATAGAGGTCGGGACGCGCGAAGGTAATCACCGCATCACGGCGAGCGCATCCTGACAAGATGTACCACGTCAGAGCCGTCTGCTCGTCTTGCTTCAAAGACGAGATATAATTGGCAGGACGGAGCGGAATTATAGGTTTCATAGCGCAAAGATACTACTTTTTCTCGGGACTGCAAGCGCGAAGGTAGTCAACAATGGCGGCCATATCATTGAAAGAGATTTCGCCGTCGAACGTAATGCAATCATATTCGTTATCGTAGTAGTCTCCCCATTCGAGATAATTGCATGGGTCGTCGGCTCTCAAAATCTCCTCGATGCGCTGTCGCTGTTCTTCTGTTGTGGCTTTAAGCATCTAAGTATTCGTTAATAATAATTTTGAATTGTTCTAAACTGCGGCAGATTTCGTAGCGGTAATTTTGCGCTTCAACCGCAGCCTGCCAAACCTTCTGCGCGGGCTTCTGCTGACCGTGCTCATCCTTCATCTCGATGCAAAGTCCGTGGTATCCTCCGCGAGCGCGCAGGAAAAGGAAGTCCGCCACGCCAGGCCATACACCGAGGCTCTTCCGGATTGCACCCTGAATTGGGTTACTGTCCGCCCGGTCGTTTTCGTTCGGGACGTGGAACAAAAGGCCGCGATACTGCGGGAATGTATTATTAAACCAGACGAAACAAGACGATTGTATTTTACCCTCGTTGCTTCGGTGAGACCTTTTACTCGTTTTTTGCGGCGTTTCTATTATCATAATCTTCTTTATATAACCATTTATACCCACGACAATGTTTCCTTTTTCCCAAACATACTCTTATCACACCGACTGGGGGAGCGCCGATAGATTCTGCGGCTTTGCTAGCGGACTCCCATACTCTTATAAAATTACCCTCTCTTGTCAACTGCACAACGCATTTCTTATTACCATCCATCTTCCCATCTTTCCACATCTGACTCCACGCGGCGCTACATCGCTTTCTTGTGATTATGTTAAGATGGTTATCTCTATTTGTAACCCATCGTAAATTATCAACCATATTATTTGTTCTATCCGTGTCTATATGGTCAACTTCTGGCAAGTTATTGGGGTTCGGTATAAAAGTCGTAGCGACAAGACGATGGACGGTGAAACGTTGAGCCTTCCCATCTTTGTATAAATCGACATAGTAATAGCCGTTGCGGAAGAGCCTCAAAACCTTCAGCCTTTTACGACCAGCGGTTTTATAATTCAAATTCATCACTCGCCCGAGATTACTTACCTCGTAGTAGCCCTCATAACCTTTTACTGGTCTCCATTCTTCAATCTGTTCCATTGTTAAAATCGAAGTCCCGAGGTTCAAATAGTGATGCGAGCACTATCCTACTAATCGGGACTCTTAAATTTCTATCCACCTTCTCGCATAAGGCGTTTAACAATGCAAATATACGAAAAGTTTTTGAATTGACAAGGCGGCGGGGTCTCAATGACTGGCATCTTCCAATTCGTATTCAAGCAATCTTACTGCACATTCTAGGACATCTGCGGAGTCTTTCATCGGGCCGTAGTTCATCGGAATTCCAGTCTCAGCTATAAGGTCTATCAGCCTCGACAGCGACCAAGCGGGAGTGTCACAATAGCGTCCGTAGTTTTGACACTTTAGCGAAGCGGGCGGGTCCGGCGTGTTCTCATCTTCATCCCAAAGCCCATTAGACTCCGGGACAACCCACATCATATCTGCGCTCCTCCGGTCAAGACCGGCGGCAAGGAGTCTCTTGCTCTGCTCGATTGTTGTTGCTATTTGAGATTTTTCAGCCATTTCAACGCCATTTTAAGTGATTTGCGGATATGATTGGAGCGGAAGTGCTCGTCAATGCCGATATCGTGCAGCCTGACCACGAATCCCTCGCCGCGATGCGCTCCGAGGTCGTCATAGTAAATGTCGCAAGAGAGCACCACTCGCTTTTCGTGGCCGATTTTGCGAATCTGCTCAAGTTTTCTTTCAATGTAGGTTTTCATATCAAAATGTAATGTCTATTCCTGTTGCATATCGGCCGTATGCTGCATCATACTCCTCGTAAATATGCACCTCGGCCTTGGCGCCATATTCCTTCTCCAACTGTTCATACAGTTCGAGGAACTTGCCTTTGTATTCGTTGATGGTCATTTCAGCGCCCTCCATTATTTTTCGGTATTTTGACGGTCGAACCGCACTTCGGGCATAGGAAGTGACGGTATCGTCCGTTTTCTCCTTTGTATTTCATCTTCACCCTACAAATAGGGCACGTCGCTCTCTTAATGCCGAGGCGGTACAATAAACTATCAATACTCATATCACTCAAAAATTTTCCTATAGTGTTCACATAAAGCCTCGCGGGTGGGGAAAACATCACATCCGAGCAAATAACCACTGGCGCGAGAACCATTTTTGTATTGTATTTCGACTTTCGTTTCATCACCTATTACCTTGACAGAATGGGCTTCAACTTCAATAATGTGCTGAGCGTAGGGAAGAAACACCCACACCTTGTCTCCTGGTTTCATGGCTGAATTTGTTTAACTGCCTTCATCATTCCAAGAGCGATAGCGACCGCCGTATTCTCGCTTTCCTCGACGATATGCCCGATGGAGTTCACGATGGAGTGGCGCACTTCCTCCGCATCCTCGACATTCGCCCAAGACACGGCTATATCGCCCTTGTGGATCATCATCATTCCGTGGTACCCATTATCCTCGAGCCAGGATACGATTTCGTTCAACTTCTTGGTTTCTTCTGCGGACGGAGCGTATCCGTCTTGATGTTTCATTTTTGCCATATTACTCAACTTTTACTCCTTTCATTTTCTCTGGATGGCCCCGTAACACTGAATCAATGCAGTTTGACAGCCATTGAACAAGATAGGCTTGAGGCTCGTCTTCGTTCGCCTTCTTCGGTAGAAAACCAAGCCATTCTCCTACAAAGTTTGCTATGTGTAAAGATTCGTGAGACATAGTTCCGATGCCAATAACCTTCGGGCGATAAAGGAGCACTAAATAGAATGTTTCAGAACCGTCCTTCGGTGAGCATTGTATCGTTCTTGCAATAGTCCGTCTGTTTGGGATGAACTCTCCTGGAGAATCAATCAAATTCTCTTCATCGTCAATGCAATAGTACATACCACCAAGCTCCTTCGCGTCAAAATCCTTCGACACGAGCAACTTAAACGGGTATATCACCGGGTCAAACTCGTAGATCACTGATTTCATAGTAGCTCGGGATTATCGTGAATGTTGCCGATGACCTCCGTGATGAAGATAGGCTGTGACCTCTTCATGTCCCCAGCAAGGACACAGAAAAAGTAGCCGGAGTCTTCTTCATCGTAGATCGAGAATACTCCGTTTTCCCACGTCACGGGCGAGACAAACTCTTTCATCTTATTGCCCATAATTTCTTCTAGTGAGAAAAGGTCGAAATCAGAATCCTCATGCACATCATCCATCAGCTCGTTCCAGTATTCCTTCACACGAATAACGTCTCCCTCATAGACATCCTTCCCGTTCACATCCTCCAGACCGGTGTATTGGCCAACAGTTTCAGACAACACCTCGTATGTAGTGGCCTCGGAGTGAATAACCACCAAGTCTTTATAGGTTGTCGCATCTACATAGCCGTAGACCCACTCCCCATCTTTAGTCTTTCCTCTGAACTTAATCTCTCTCATTTCTCGTATTCGCTTTTCTCTAAAAGTTTCATCTCGTCCGCCTCAATCAGAATCGCCTTACCATCTTCGTCCCGCAGCCAGTCTTGAATAGTTTCAATGGCTTCCTGCACGACCGAGAAGGATGGCTTAACCCAAGGTCTTTCGTGCCAGTGAGGACAACCATCGCAAAGGTCGGCTACAATCTGATTGCCTACACCATCTAACATCTTTACGCACACGGGGAATATGTCGCAGTCTCCGCGTCGGTTCCGTCTAATCTCGATGTCCATAACTATTCAAGCCAATTCGTTTTAACTTCAATGCCATCATCTGTATTTTTCACCTCAATATCATACGCGGTCAGCCGATTGTACTCTTCCTTAAATGTCTCCTTAAAGCCTCGTATAGACTGAAATCCTATGGAAACTTCTTCGGCTTCCATCCCGCTGCAAATCTTCCTTGTGCCATAACCGAGAATCGAAGAATCATTGAGAATCAAATCGGCTTCAACCAAACGCTCAATGGTCTTTGCAAAGGCTAACAAAGCCGCTTTAGAATTACCTAACTCCATAACTATTACTTTTCTGCTTCTCCCTTCAAAGACCGTGCCTAAAACAGTTTCGGCGAGGAGTCCTGCACCCGTAATGATTCGATTTCTTTGATGCGTTCCGTATCGTCAGCGTAGCACCAGAGGAAGCCGCCAGAGGTTTTCGCACGACCGCAACAGGCGTTAGATATAGCACCTTGATGGCATTTTGAATCAAGAGCGGCCTCGGTTACGGACATATACTCTCGCAAGAGATTACCGTGAAAATCATATTTTCTTGTTGACTTCCTTAGATCCTTATCGTGAGAAACATACGGAAGTCCGGTAAAGTATGCAGGAGTATTGACATCAACCGTCACTCCTTTTTGGGCAAATTTCCATATAAACCCACCGGCGGTTTTCCCTTTTATTCCACAAACAATACATCCAATAGAAGAATCATCAACTCCAGTATATTTCGAGGCGATTACCGCTGATAAATAAACCGCCACAAGTTTACCTGTCGTCGTAAATTGTGCTACTGGCTTTGTGCATGAGTAATTTTGGTTATACCAATTAGTGCACCACTCTAGATTATCCACGCAATTATTTGCGCGATTCAAATCCTTATGGTTAATGTAAGGAAGATTATCGGGATTTGGAATGAAAGCGATAGCAACTAGCCGATGTACCGCCCAATCCTTACAATCTCCGTCCTTGTATAGTTTGAGCCTCTTGTACCCATGCTGGTCATAAAACGTCATACATTCATTTTTCCTAACAGAGAAAACACGCCCAAGACTACTTACACGATATAACCCCTCATAACCAGGAACATCTTTCCAGACTTCTTTTTTCATCTTCAAACAACAATCCCCTGTTTTCAAATAGCGGTGGAAGCACTATCCTACTGGCAGGGGATGCGATATTTCTACTTGCTATCTTCCACATAGCATTGATATGCAAAGATAGTAATTTTATTTGAATAAAGAAGGACTTTCGTCTTTTTTCTTGGCCTTTACTTTCGAGAGTATCTGAGTTCGAAAGAAATACCAGAACTTCGGGGATATATTCTCCCCATGCTTTGTCCGCAAGACCTCTATCGAGCGCATAAATGCCTCTTTTTGATTATCCGCATTCTTTATGCAGACAGCGACGAGAATTCGGTTATTTGACCAGCCGTCCAATTTGCGACGAGCAACATACTGTTCCAGAGTCTCTTCCTCGTCCTCCTTCTTCTGCGTAATAATCTCGTTAAGTTCGGCATTATATATCTCCTGCTTCGATGGAAAATGCCAGCCGCAATATGGGCAATCTTGGTATTGAACTGGGATAAGTTTGTGGCATTGATCGCATTCTTTAAGGGGCGGAACACCGCCACCGGAGCCCTCATTATGCCAGAGGCTCCAATTTCTACTGTCTTCATATTTGCCGAGCCTGGAATAGTTCAATCCAAAATCCAAACAAATGAATTCGTTGTTCTTACCTTCCGAGATTCTGGACGCACGACCCAAGCATTGCAGGAGCTTTACTATCGAGGTCGTGGAGAACATGAGCATCACTACCTTAATATCAGCAATATCCAGTCCCGTAGTTCCTATACCTAAATTCACAAGCACCTTGAAATCCCCTCGTGCGAACCCGTCCACGATTTCCTTTCTTGGGCCGCTGTAATCTTCATCCTCGTCGAAGTTGTTCGACAGGAGATACTTCGCGCTGACCCCGTGAGCATTGAACTCTTCCGCCAGACCGATGCACTGCTCAGAACTGCACCCAAACACAATCGCCTTCTCTCCGGGGCAGATGCGAAGGTAGTTCTCCACGGCTCCTACATACTTCGTCCTCGACTTGAACTTTGCCGCCATCTGGCCCAAGTTGTAATCACCTCGTCCGTAGTCCCATTCGACATCATCCATAGACGGAGCATCCAGAGAGTACAGCTTGCATCGGCATAGGTATCCCATATCCACCAGATCCTGCACGGACGGACCGACGACCATCGCGTTATACATGAGCGCCATCTGTTTCATGTGCCCGGACCTGGAAGGAGTGGCGGTGTAACCAGTGACATAGCACTTCGGCGAGATGTAATCAAAGATAAAATCGAAGTCACAAACATGTGCCTCATCCGGCACCAGTAGCGTAACGGATTTAAGATACTCCTGCCACTCCGGTTTCTCGATTCTCCGGCGCAAGGTCTGTATCATTCCGACGGCACAGTTCGAGGTCGGCACCTTTCTGTGCTTTGGCGATATGATTTCGGGCTCTACGCCGAACTTCCGACACTGGTTGGCATCTTGCTTCATCACTTCCTCACGGTGAGCCAAAATAAGCACTTTTGAGCCTTTCTTGACTGCAAGGGATGTAACATAGCCGAGGATTAAGCCCTTCCCTCCTCCTGTCGGAAGAACGCAAACGATGCGCCGGTACTTCGCCAGCGCAGTCCTGATCTCCGAAACGGCGGTCTGCTGGTAGGGACGGAGAGAAATTGCCATATCAGAACAGTTCGTAGTTGTGGACATACTGGAAGTTCGGCGAGAATGGGGAACTAGCTTTCTTGAACCGCTCCAGATAAAAGTCCCTCACCGTCTTGCATCCATTCGTCCTGTTACTTGTGAAAAGATCGGAGCACTTGCAATCGCCGCAGCCGAAGCAATCAACCTCGCGAAGCACATCTTTAAGGAAATACTTCCCGCCATACTTCTTCTGCATAGCGGTGACATCAAATCCGGTAGCACCGCCATCGACAAGCGCATCGCCACAACAGCAATAATTATTGCCAAGCCAACGCATATCATTATCTGATATGCTATAACTCAGTCCATGCTCATCGAAATACTTCACGAGGGGCTGATATAGGCGATACCTTATCTCCGGCTCTAATGTTAACAAACCTTTCTGAGTAAAGTCGGACTCTTTCAGCCCGAACATTCTTATGAGGTCAGACTTTTGTTCCTCGTTTTGCGGAACCATCTTCAATCCTTCAACAATGAAATGGTCCGCATTAGGGAACTCCTTAATTATATCGACACCGCTCACGCCGGGGATAAAAGGTTGGATTCTGATGCCGACTTTGAAGCCTTGGCTTTTGAGTTCATTGAAAAATGCTTTCCTTTTGGAAAATGCTGGCACATTCGGCTCCCATTCCGTCTTCTCTTGCGTACTGGTTACGCTTAATTGGAAAGAGTGCAAATCTGGGCGAATAGGAGTTTTATATACGGTATCGCTCTTTGTGGAAAAGAGAATCTTGTATCCGTAGTTGTTCGCTATGGACACAATATCGCTTGTAATGCCAAGTTCTTCCTCTACAGGCTGGAATGGGTCACTCATCCCACCGTAGTGCCAAGTCACTCTCTTTGATAATAACCAATCCAAAAAGTCTGCCTCCTTTCGACCGCTGCGACTAATCCTGTCAAGCCTCCTTTCGACCGCTGCGACATCTGCTATTGCAAGTTCCTTCCGAAACTCCATAATCTTCCTTGCATTCGCAAAGCAATAGGCGCAACCGAAAGAGCAAGTTCTATAAGAATCTGCTCTAATCGGAAGTCCACATATAGCGAACTTACTGCTTACCGCTAAACCGTCGAATTTTTCCATATCTTGCGGACGGGGCAGGACTCGAACCTGCACAACAGAAACGGGCCTACCGGGAATTACGCCTCCACGTCGGGAATATTGCAACCTCTCCCTCTGCTGCTCTCACCATCTTAGTAACCCATCCAAAAATCGGTGCGGAGTTCCTTCGCCTACCACCTGGCCTTCAGTGGTCACTGGCTCAATTAACCTCGACCCGCACCGAAATGAAAAGGGTGACGCGCTAATTCGGTTTCTGCCCCGACTATTATGGCTGCACGCCACCCTCGCCGCCGTTAGTGCACTCCTTGGCAATTACGCCGTGGGCTGTCGCCATAGAATCTTGCAAGATATGTTGATAAATACGGTCGCTCCCTAACAGATAGTGGTCAATTACCTCCACCAGAGCCGTTTTCTTTTTTGGCCGGGGCATAATTTCAGACCAGATACGTTCTACTTATCAACATAATTCCAGGCTCATGGTCTCACGCGGCGGCAATCCTACTTCAGACCATTTTTCGGTTATTCCTCTTCCGCTTCCGGAGACTTCTTCAGCGCAGAGATGACATCATCGGCGAATGCGACGGCCTTGTCAGCATTTACTTTGTCTTTTGCGAGGTCTCTCAACACATACTCCTTCACCAACTCATACCGTCTCGGCTCCCAATTGTCCATCTTTGCGATATAATCGCTCAGGCTGCTCATAATTCCACCGCCGAACGGGTCTTGTGTGACGAAATCCCATTCGAGCGTCAGATGCTCCTTGATATGCTCCACTCCAGAGGAGTCAATGTACGACACCCAGTCATTCTCGTTGCGAGCGCCTTTTTCGGCAGTCTCCCAGGCGACAATTTCTACCTGCTCATCCGTCTTGCGGAGGCGGTATTTCAAAGGAAATAATGAATTCTGTTCCATTTCTAAAGTTTTATAAGTTTTACCAAATGCCAATAATCATCTACCATTCCGAGACGTGCAATCCAAATCGACTTAATGGAATCGAAGGCAACGCCGAACGCATCATCGCAAATCTTATTCAACTCCTCGTCAAACAGCCCGTCCTTGTTGTTCCAAGTGCCGATGAACTTCAACCGCACATTCACTCCATCGGCAGTTTCGTACTCCGACACGCCCGCTCCAATCGCATTGTGCGGAAGCATCACCCTCTCCGCATATCTACAGTTTAGCAACATCCCTGTCCAACATTACCAATATACACTTCTCGGTGCTGATAATATCCCTACCGTGACCTTGAATACGAGCATTGTCCTGCCATTTGCGCAAGACCGCCTTGGAGCCGATGCCGTACCGCATTCGGCAGAGCACATCGAACACGCGGTTGATACCCATCAGCACAACATTCTCAATCGGCACGTCATCGCCGTTGAAAAAGCGCAGAATATCGCCCTTCTTCGCGTCCAAGATACCCTTGGTCGGCTCATAGAACTCACCGTAAGGCAGAAGAACATAGTCAAACCAAAAAGCGCCCGGCTCGGAGTGGATTGGCTTAAACACCTTCATGGAAATATGCTTTTACGTTAACTTTCGTGTCTTTCCGCTTTTGGAGCCTCCGTGTCAAGTCATACAGCGCTTGCGGGTAATCTTCCATCACCAATGGTGACATTATCTGCTGCTCCGCTGGCAGTCGGCGGTGCTCAATCGCAAATTCCTGAATATAGGAAAACCAATCGGCCTTCGTCAACTTCGACTGCCCCTTGAATCGCGGAGACCAATGAACTGCGTTGGTATTCTTGAACACCTCTATGCCGACGGGGTTCGGATACTCCAGCCATTCCTCCATACCCATCATATAAATGCGCATACAGAACGGAAGCAGCGCCCAAAGAAAACCCGTCGTGCGAATTTTATAGATGTAGTTCTCGGCGAAGCTCGTCAGTCGATGCTGGCGAGCCCACCGATACATACAAAAGCGAAACATCTTCCAATCGTAGTCGTTCGGCTCATTCAGAATGCCGAAACTCCAATCGGGCTTATGCAAATCCAAGAATTCCCTCACCGCGTAGTCGTCACCGATGTCATACGCATCCACAACGCCTTGCTTGAAGCAGACGTCGAAGAAGCGCAGAATCTGTGGCGCAGTCGTCCTATTTAGGGGGCTGAGACTCATATATCTTCTCGTATCCTGCATCCTTGAGGCGCACTATCGCCCCAAGATACTTGCCCAAGGTGCACGCGGGAAGTGGCGTGACTTGTACGCCCTCCCTATATGGCTCAAATGTCATCACGGGGGTGTCTCCCGCGTAAACCTCGTTACCTTCTACCCAAAAAATCATTTCTCAACTCTTTTAAGAATGCCGTTGACCACAGCCCAATCGCCCTTCTTGAATTCCGAGGGATTGATGGGCGCGTCTATCATCTTGTCTATAAGTGTACTGCGGTCGCGCATATATGCAAGAGACTCGGTAAAGTTCTTGCGCTCAAAAAGGAAGCGTTGGCCTCGCCATTCGGCAAGAGGGCTGTCCGTATCGTCCATAACATCGTCGAGTTGCGGAGCGTATTTCACAACGACAATCAGTTGGACTTTCGGGTTTGACAGCCACTGCCCAACGAGCTGCTCTCCGTGTTCCTTCCATACGCGAGCCTTCTTTTCCTCATAAGAGGTGTATTTGTCCATAAAGAACTCGGTCGTTTCGTTGCCGACGAGGGTCTTAAACTCAAAGACGACTCGCTCGTCTGCCGTAAAAGCGTCTGGGGATGCTCCCAATGGGCAGTCGGGAGCAATCCAGAACGGTATTTCGGGTAAATCGCGTGCATATACCAGCGAATTAGGGTCTTCTCCTTCGCGGCAGTTCGCTTTAAGCCACTCGAATATCATAGGCTCGGTCTGAGTGCCGACATCCATAGCGTGAGAAGACACGGGCAGCGCATAACCGCGAGCACGCTCAAAGCGTTTCTTGCGAATGTATGACACAGTGCCATCAATAATCTTTCCCGACGCAGAGGTTATCTGCGAAAGCTCCGATGCGGTAATCATCCCAAGTCGGCGTTTAAGCCATTTTGTTTCCTTGTCCATACTACTCTGGCATATCAAGGTTATCCTCTATCTCCTTACGCACAGCATCCGAAGCGAAATCGTACTGCTTCGCGATGTCCGCAAGCGTCAAGCCGTTCTTGTTCGCCCACTCCAAGATGACTGATACCTTGTCATCGGTGATGACCTTCTTGGGTTGAGCAAAACCGTTATCGACCATCCATTTCTGCATTTCAGCTTCGGATGCAGGCCCCATCTTGCTGATACGAAGGCCAAAAGTAGTGCCCCCGTTTTGGACATCTCTGGCCTCTTCTTTTGTGAGACGGACAGCGATGTTCTTTAGCAAGTCGATTCGGCCCTCGCACGCCGTGCCGTCTTCAACGATGTCGTTCCAGTGGGCTTTGGCTATTCTTGCTTTGTTCGTTGAATTTAATACGAAGTCTTTGTTACACCACGGATTAGGCGCGAAGGTTGCGGTAAAAATCTCTGTTTCCTTCCTTCCGTTGATGGTTATCTGTTCGTGAAAGGTAATCTTGGTAATAACAATCCTCGGGATGTCCTTGCCTCCTGGGAGCATGTCAACGGCCGCAAAGTCCGATTTTGAGCCGCGCTTGTAATAAGTGCCAATTTGTTCCATTTGTTTTTATTTTAGTCTGAGCCGCATTTCTGCGGGTCGGTCGTTATTCCTCACTCTCCTTCAACTTCTGTGCCAAAAAGACTCGGCAAGGAGCGATTTGCCTTAAATGTATCCCAATCGCATTGACCAAAAGCCCACCAATCGAACAAATCCTCCGCCGATTGACTCACCCCGGCCCACCTTCGCTTTCCGTTTCTTGTTTTGTCTCTCTCTCTCTCTCTCTCTCTCTCTCTTGCTAACTCATTGATACTGAAATGGTTAGTGTTATAACCTCTATCTTTTATGTAGTATCTAAAGACATCTATCCACCTCTCCTTTGCGTGCGGCCACAACTCAATATCCCTCTTGTGTTGCTTGGGGCCACTCATCGGGCAGAGGATGCATCCAATGCGGTGCTGATTGTAAGGCGGGTCATAGAGTTCGCAGTGGGGAACTTCCATAACCTTATTCAAGAAATCCCACACATCGGCATCCGTCCATTCGAGCATCGGATTGACAATGATGGAGTCCTTGCCGTTTATACACCGAATTTCTTGTTGCTTGTCGCGTGAAAACTCGTCTTGGTTGAGATTCTTAACCTTCTTCCGTATCTTTTCCTCGCTCCACTGCTCGAACTCGCCAAGGTCGCCAGCGAATTTCTTGCCCGTAACCTCTACGGACTGGCGCTTCGCCCTTTTCGCTGACTCTTGCTTGCGGATTCCCGTGAGAGTAACCTTACCCGCGCCCGCCGTTTCCTTGAACCGAGCGCAACACCATCGCAACCGCCGAGTTGGAACCATCCCCATATCCTTCGCCATCTGATACATTGACTTCTCGACCTTTTCAAACTCGACATCGGGGTAATTGTGCCGTATGAAGCGTATGAGTTGTGGCGGGTCAACCGTGGTAGGGCTGAAATGTGCCTTAAAACGCACGCCAGCGAGTTCGGCGGTATGGTAGAGCGCTTGACTATCCTTACCCCCGGAATACGCCAAGAAAAAGCCATTCTCGGGGTCATATCGAAGCGCTAATTTCTCGGCCTTACGCAATAAAGCGACGGACTGCTCTATTTTGTAGCGCAGCCCAGGTCTTGCTTTTTCGAGTGCATCCTCAAGTGTCATACATCGGAGCCCTTCAACTTCTGTGCCACATCGTAGCAAACAGAGATTAGACCTTTTCCAATCTCCGATACATCTTCTTCGTCGTATTCAACCGTCCTGTGGTGAGGGTCTTTATCGCACAATATAATCATACAATCACCCATAAGGCGCTCGGTCATATCGAGGCTCCTCTGCAACTCGCAAACCTTGTCAAGCAGAGCGCTCCGCTCAACCTTCTTAACTATTCGTTTCTTCATTCTTACTTCCTTTTCACAAACCTCCCCGTCTTGGGGTCGCGTAACTGCTCGACCTTTTCGTAAATCTGCTTCACTTCTTCGAGTGCGACCTCTTCGGGCTCGTCCGCATCGGGATTCTCCTTCTTTTCAAGTCGCTTCTCGTAGGCGTGGAGCGCATCGCCAATCTCGTTCACGAGTTGCTGGTCGGTCGTAATCGTATGGGACACGAAATACAGCATCTCGCAGAAGCCGAGAATGTTGCTATCCTCTTGACCACTAACTAAATAAGCATAGGGATGCTCGGCGGCCGTGAACCTTGCCTTGAAGTTGCCGCTGACGGTTTCAATGTCAAGCCAGAGCCTACGGAAAGTCCACTTGAAAGCCCCTTTCTCCCCCTTTCTTACGATAGGGTTTTTGAAGGTGAACCAGAACCAGGTTCTAATTTTTTGGAAAATTTTCTTCATAGCGCTATATTTTTTGCGAATTTAAGCAAATTCTCGAAATTTTCTCCATAGCGAAATCTCTTTAGGGTAAAATTGCGGTACATCGAGCATTCTTTCGACTTGCTCGCATCCGTGAATTACCGTTGAGTGGTGCAGACCTAACGCTTCGCCTATCTCGCTGAGTGAAAAACCACACTGTCTAAGCCGATATGCCACCATATTACGCGCCCAGACATCGCCACGGAAGCGACGGCGGCTCAAAATGTCGTGGCCGACAATCCTTGACATCGTGTCAATGCAATACGCAATGCGCTCGCTACGCTCCAGCGGCGCTTCCCTCCGCTCGCATCCGCCGAAAAACGAGCAATACTCGCAGTGGCGGTCGGCTATCGGCGTATTCCAGATGCACATAATTGCCACCTCCTTAGCGGTTTTTCAAATGCTTTTTTTGCTGACCAGCCATTACGCAGCCTCATCCATATAGTGCCGTATGGAAGCCCAAGTTCATCACACCAAAGAGCAAGCGTTTGTTTCCTTCCGTTATACTCGATAATAATATTATTACTATGATTGTTTGCTTGTTCCTTATCTGTGGCCCATCTGCAATTCTCTGGGCAATAATCCCCGTCATTATCTATCCTGTCAATAGAATAGTTCGGGCCTGGGCGTCTCCCCATATCCTCGATAAAATGAATGAATCCATCTGGCCCCAGCCACCTATCGCAAACCTTTATTCCCTTATCTTTATAGAACTGGTGTCGGTTACAGTTCGGATTCGTACACCTGTTTTTCATCATAGACCAAATATTAAACTCTGGTGTATTCTTCATCCCGTGGGTTTTATTAGGGGGCGTCCACGTAGAAAAGACATCCCGATGTAGACATCCACAAGACAGAGTATTACCTGAGAGTAAAGAGCGACTACTGACATCTTTAATTGTACCACAATCACATTTGCATTTCCACATACTTTCCCTACCACGGCTCCCAGTATAACTTAAAACGACCAAGCGACCGTATCTTTTCCCCGTTAAATCTTTGATTCGCGCTTTGTATGAGCACTCTTTGCAGCTTTTATTTTTGCCAACATACTGTGCTGCTATCTCAAATTCCTTGCCGCAGTTCGCGCATTTACACGAGAAATACTTAGTCACGCCTTTCTTGAACACGGGCCCAGTAATAATGATATCGTTATATCTCTGCCCAATAATTATTTCATCAACTCTCATATAAAAAAAACAATCCCCCGCGTTCAATGGCAGGTGTGAGCAACCATCTACTAACGGGGGCTGTAAACTTTCTTCCGGTATCTCACACATACCAATGCAAAGATATAAATTATTTCCGATTATTCAAAATTTTCCACTCAATCATATCCATAATGTCCGCAGTGGAGGGCTGTTGCTCATAAGGCAATTCCCAATCGTCAAACCATCTCACGCATCGGTTCCCAGTGCTCTCCCATTCCTCGAATCCATCTTTATCGGGATAACAGAGCAATCTTGGGTCTCTTTCGCGCAGGTTATTCTTTCCCGCAGTCGCTATAACGGTCTGCCCCGTCCATAAATAAAGACCGATTGCGGATTTTTCTGATTCGGTTACAAGGATGTCTCCAGACTCTTGTATCAAATGAGACCCAAAAGCAGCCCTCCCCGAATACCCATCCGCAGTCTTAAATTGCCGTGTTCCTCCAAAGTTCTTATCTCGTCTCCCCGTAGGAAAATATTTCATGCGCTTGTCGTGCAGTATCTTGCCTTCTTGATTCACCACCCAAAACACCGCAAAACCCTTGCTATCAGTGGTCACATTATATCTGTCAAAAGCCTCTCGCACCCGGTCTTCGGGGAAAAGAGTGCAGAACCAACGGAACAAAGGGCAAGTGCGCAAGTCATACCGCTTCGCGGCCTCCAAGACATCCTTGCTTACATACTTGATTTCAGTCTCTTTTTGGCGCACTTTGCGCTCCGACCAATCCAAGGCTTGACTCTGCCCATTAATGGCTCTTATAGCCTCCCTAAAGTCGGCACAATGACCATATTGGATAAGCCAATTCGGAAGGCTAATGCACTGCCCGCCCTCTTCGGCTACCCAAACCGAGCCTCGCGATATAAACACTTTAATTTTGTCGCGTCGCCAAGGGTGAATGTCGCCATTGAGGTAATAACCACCGCATAACTTGTTCTGCCCGCATTGCCGCAGTTCCATACCGAGCAAACTTGGAGCGTTCCTCAAAGCGGCCACAGGGTCATAATCGTATCTTCTGTATTCTTTTCCCATAATCTAAAAAGGGAGGTCTTGGTCATCCGGCCCCATCTTCGGCAGTTCGCCTCCGCTCGGCTCCGTCTTGACCGTTTCCACGGGCTTGTTCTCCAAGTAATACCATACTCCGTCACCGCGTCGCGACGATTTCGCCCCCATCTTCTTGAACTGCTCCGTAACCGCCGACCGCGAGCGGGGAGTCTCGCCCCATTCCTGGCAGTAGCGAAGGTATATCTGTATCCACTCCTTAAGACTCTTCCACCCCGGAGCGGTCGGGCTGTCCGGCTCGGCGGCAACATAGCCTTCCGTGTCAATCCACCTCCGAAGCGAGTTGGCGTTGACCTTCATTTCCTCCACGATTTCCTTCACCGAACTCGCAACGGCTATCTTGCCATCGTTCTTTATGAAGGACTTGTACCCCTCGTACATCCAGTTGAAAATGGCCGCACGGACATCATCCGCTTGCAGTTTTTTCTCCAAGGTGACATCCTTGTCGCGCTCGTCAATGTGGTTCGGGGCCATTATTATCAGGAATCGGCGGAAATAGCCGTCAGTATCGTCCGTGGTCGGCGGCATACCATTGGCGCAGCAGAGCATAAGGGGTACTTGCGTGACCTTCGTGGGTCGTTTCGAGTAAGGGTGCCGCCCCGTGAACTCGCCACCGGACACAAAAGCCTTGAAATCACCCCCGGAAAAGTCCTTCTTGCTCACATCATCGCAGTAGTTCACAACCTTGCCGTTCACGTCCGCAAGGTGGTATTCCGCCTGGTTCCCGCCCTTGAAAAGCTGCTCGGGGCTATATGATGATGCCACGGAACGCCCGAGAGTGTTCACAATGGCCTTGCAGATAATGCTCTTGCCGTTCTGTCCCTCGCCGACGACAAAGCAGATGTACTCAATCTTGTATTCCGAGCGTTTAGCGAGGAAGCATCCGCAAAATTGGTGGTACGTCTCCCTCATACTCTCGTCGGGCACCGTCTGTGCGAGAACTTTATCCCAAAGAGCGGAACGGGCGCCCGCAACATAGTCGAAATCCAAGATTATGTCCGTCTTGTATTTCACGTCGAAAGCGTTCAGCTTGCCCGTCTCGCAGTCGAACACACCGTTCTTAAAGCAGACATAACGACGGTCGGGATTGAAGTGACACCTCTCGTCCGTCTTGAGCTTGTTCGCGCAGAACTTCATAATCCCCGGCGCGGAATTGATGATATACACGATGCCGACGTTCATCCGCTCCATCGTCTCCAAGATAATCTCGGTCAGTATCTCGTACTCCAAGGAAGGGTACATCTCATAATACTGGCCGTTGTAGATATACAACATCTTGTCGTCATCCATCTTGAAGA